CAGCGCTCGCCGCAGCCGCGCGGACGCACGCCGGTCTCAGCGTCCCCGAGGTCATGCACGCCGCTGGCTGCTACCTCGGTTTCATTCTCGACGGACAGCCCATCCTCAGCATCGGCCAGACGGTGCGCACCGGCCCGCTCCCGCCCGACCAGCAGGCAAGCGCTGAGGTAGGCGCTGGCCCGACCGGCGCGCCGGCAGTGGCTCCTGCGCCCGCTCCTGCGCCTGCTCCTGCCCCAGCTGCGAAGCCGGCTGCCGCGAAGCCCCCGAAGGCTGTGGACGCGAAGCCGCAGGTTGTGCCGCCTCCGGTCAACATCGGCGAAGTCGCACAGCGCGCCAAGGTGCTGCTCGACAAGAACCGCGAGAAGCTCGCGGAGTTGCTGGCGGCCTATGGCGCCTCGCAGCTCTCCCAGGTTCCCGGCCCCAAGCTGGCAGAGTTCAGCAAGGCCCTGGACGAAGCGCTGACGGCGCAGGCTGCCGGCACCAACCTGCTCGCGTAAGCGAGCAGGCTTCCCCTTACCCGCAAGGAGTCTCCCGTGCTCGCATATCTCAAGTCGCTGTTCACGCGACAGACCGTTGACTCGATCATCGCCGACATCGAAGCCAAGGTGGATAAGCTCAACGTAGTGGCGGAGCTGCACATCCGCGAGATCGCGGCCCACAACGCGGTCATCGACGAAAAGACAAAGCTCGTCGCTCTCGCTCGCACGGAGTTCTCCCGCGCGAAGTCGATTGCCGGCAAGCTCGCTGACCTGATCCACGTATGAGCAGCGGCCACGCGCTGCTGAGTCCGTCGGGCTCGTACCGATGGATTCTGTGTCCTGGATCGCTTGCGATGGCGCAGGGGCTGCCCGACGAGCCCCCGTCCATCTACGCGGCCGACGGCACCTGCACGCACCACGTCGCGCAGTGCATGCTCACGGGCGGTCCCGTGCCCGGCCCCGGCACGCGGCTCGAGTTCGACGGCTTCAAGTTCACCGTGGACGAGGAGCGGCTCGAGCGCGCGCAGCGCTACGCGGACGCCGTGAAGCGCCAGCCGGGCGCGCACTTCGTCGAGTACAAGCTGAGCCTGACTTCTGTCTACGGGGGCGTTGAGTCCTGGGGCACGGCGGACTTCATTGCCGTGGACGCGGCGACGCAGACGCTCTACATCGCGGACCTGAAGGACGGCAGCAAGCTCGTCGGCGCGGAGGGCAACTCGCAGTTGCTGTCCTATGCGCTCGCGGCCTACCACGACTTCGGCTGCTGGCTGACGCCCATCAAGCACATCGTCATGGAGATTCACCAGCCCAAGCTCGACCACGTTGCGACGTGGAAGCTCTCGGTGAAAGAGGCTCTCGACCTCGGCGTGCAGATGGGCGCCGCGGCGATCAAGGCGAGCGAGCTGCTGGTCGCGTCCAAGGACGAAGTCCTCGGCGGCCTCAACCCCGGCGACCACTGTCAGTACTGCCGCGTAGCGGGAAGCTGCCCGGCGCGCGCCAACATGATCGCCTCGCTGTTCGAGAAGGTTGTCGTGGGCGATCCGTCCATCGGCGACGACCCGTTGCGCATGGACGAGCGCGAGCTGGCCGACTGGCTGAAGCGCGAGAACAGCGTCCTCAGCTTCTTCAAGTCCGTGCGTGCCGAAGCGCTCTCGCGCGCGCAGGTGGGCACCGCGATCCCAGGGTTCAAGCTCGCCGTCGGGCGCCAGGGCAATCGCCAGTGGCGCGACGAGGAGCGCGCCGAGCAGGTGCTGAACGCGGCTCTCGCCGGCAACGCCTACGAGCGCTCGCTGATTTCGCCGACGCAGGCGCTGAAGAAGCTCAAGGGCGAGAAGTTCGCCGAGCACGTCAAGGTCATCAACGACGAAGGTTTGATCACACGTTCCGAGGGCCAGGTAACACTGGTGCCGGAAGCCGACGCTCGTCCTGCCGTCGCGGCTGGCGCGGATGAATTCAGCGACGTGTTACTCGGATAAACGGAGATTAGCAGATGAGCGAACAGAAACAGGCCCCCGGATACATCCATCTCAGCAACGTGCGCCTGAGCTACTTCTACGGCTTCGAGCCGTTCACCCCGCAGCCGACGCAGCAGAACCCGAACCCAAAGCCGGTGTACTGCCTGCACGCCCTCATGGACCCCAAGCACCCCGACCTTCCCAGGGTCGCGGCGCTGATCCAGAAGGTGGCGGAAGCGGAGTGGAAGGAGGAGACCTCGGTGATCCTCCCGGCTCTCAAGGCCAAGGACGACATCTGTCTGCACAAGGGCGACGTGACGAAGGCAGGCAAGCCGGAGTATGCCGGTCTCTACTTCGTCAGCGCCAACAACAAGAAGCCCTTCACCATCGTCGACGGCGACCGCACGCCGCTGAGGGCGAAGGACGGGCGTCCGTACAGCGGCTGCTACGCCAACGTGATCCTCGACATCTGGGCGCAGAACAACCAGTTCGGTAAGCGTGTCAACGCCACCGCCACTGGCGTGCAGTTCCTGCGTCACGCCGAGGCTTTCGGTGGTGGAGCGCCGGCGGCAGACCCGAACGAGTTCGGCAATGTGGTCGCAGCGGCATCCGCCGATGCGCCTGCGCCGAGCGGCGATCCGGTCGCCGATCTCCTGGGCTGATTGGCGAGGGGCCGGGTGGTGCCCGGCCCCTTCGCTTTGGAGCGAGCATGAGCACGATCTGCAAGCTGAATCGCAACGTCCGCGAACGGCGCGCCATGCGGCGCAACCTCATCCGGGAGCTTGAGCGGGCATACCACGACCAGGCAGTCATCGCCGGCCGCTCGAGCGAGGGCGCGCTGGTAGCGAGCGCGACACTCAAATTCCTCAACGACGTGCGCCGCTCACCGTGGCGCACGGGCGACCAGAAGGGCGCGATCTTCTCCCGCGTCGCACACGAGCTTGCCGCGCCTACGTCGTGACACTCGGATTCGTCGACTTCGAGACGCGCTCGACAGAGAACCTGAAGACCGCGGGCCTCGACCGCTACATGACAGCGGCAGAGCCGACCATCGCTACCTGGGCGATGGAGAACGGCCCGGTGTTCTGTTGGGACATGCTGCACGAGAAAGTGCCGAAAACGTGGGTCGACTTCATCCACAACCCGCACATGACCTTCATCGCGCACAACGCGCAGTTCGACCGCGCGGTGATGACGCGCCTGCTCATGCACCCGACAGACGCCAACCGCTGGTGGTGTACCCGCGCGCAGGCTTACGCGCACGGGCTTCCTGGCGGCCTCGAATCGCTGTGCAGTGTGCTCGGAGTCCCGCAGGACCTGGCGAAGGTGGCCGACGGCAAGCGCCTCATCCAACTGTTCTGCGTGCCCAACAAGAAGGGCGCTTACAACACACCCGAGGAGTTTCCCGATGATTGGGCAGCCTTCAAGAACTACGCCTGCCGAGACATTGACGCTCTACGATCCATCTACCGGCGTCTCCCGGTCCATAATCTTCGGGCAGAGAACCTTCGTTACTTCTGGCTCGACCTTGCGATTAACGAACGCGGATTCGCTGTTGACCTTCCGCTTGCTGAGAGCGCTACTCGCTGCCTCTCCAAGTCCAAAGACGAAAGTGATCTCGAGGTTGCTAAACGAACAGGCGGGGCCGTCTCGGCAGTCACGCAGCGAGACAAGCTCCTCCAATATCTGCAGCACGCACGACCAGACCTCAAGAATCTCCGCCGCGATTCAATCGAGAAGGAGCTGACGCGCGATGACATCGACCCTGAGACTCGGTTCCTTCTGGCCGCGCGGCTCGAAGGCGGCAAAGCCAGTGGCGCTAAGTACAAGCGCGCGATCCAGACACACGTCGAGTCTCGCATCCGCTATACGATGCAGGTCTTCGGGGCAGGCGCTACTGGACGCACTGCGCACAAAGGCTTCCAACCCGGCAACATGCCGCGCCCCACAACCTTCAACCCCATCGCCGAAAAGCTCGCCGACCAACACGTCCCGGTGAGCGCGAGGTTCATTGATGAAATCATCCTCCCCGCGATCAGAACCAACACCCTCGACCCGCTCCTCACTGGCGGCGCTGGAACTGCATGTGCTGTGTCGCTCCGTCATGTCATTGATGCAGAACCCGGCCGGACGCTTGTGGTGGCGGACTATCGAAACATCGAGTCCGTCGTCCTCGCTTGGGTCGCCGACGAAACCTGGAAGCTCGCTGCGTTCCGCGACCTTTTCGCTGGAAAAGGGACAGACCTGTACCGTCTTCTTTACAGTCGATTCTTCGGGGCTGCCATCGAGAGCATTAACGACCATCAACGGAACTCCGGTAAGGTCATCGAACTTTCTTGCGGGTTCGGCGGGTCCGTTGGCGCGTTTGTCGGTATGGCTGCCAACTACGGGCTTGACCTCTCTACACTGCCTGATCTTGTCCTTCCGTCGGCGGGTGAGACCCGCATCCGTCTCGCCGAAGAAGCCTATGCAAAATCTCCTGAGCATTACGGGCTGGACGAAGCAGTCTGGATCGCGTGTCACGTCCTGGTGCAAAGCTATCGAGCAGCGAACCCCGCGATTGACCAATTCAAAAAGGACCTTGGCAAAGCTGTTCAGCACGCGCTGATGATCCGCGGGTCGCTGCGCACAGTGGGACGTTTCGTCCGCGTATGGGCCGACGCTGAGGTCCTCACCATCGAGCTGCCGAGCGGCCGGCGCCTGCTCTACTGGAAGCCGAAGGTAGAGGCCAAAGTGACGCGCGACCCGGAAACGGGCGAGGAGAAATCGCAGCTCGTCACCACGTATCTGCGCTCGCGCGGCCCGCGCATGTTCCGCAACGTCGCGTGGGCCGGGCTGTTCGTGGAGAACGTCGTGCAGGCCATCGCCAACGATGTGCTGCGCGCGGGGTTGTTGGAAGTTGAGAAACGTTTCCCTGGTACTGTGGTGCTGCACGTCCATGACGAAATCGCGTGCGAAGTTGTGCCGGGTACCATGACGAAGAAGGACCTCGAGGAGGCGATGTGCGTCATGCCGTCGTGGGCCGCGGGGCTGCCAATCGCTGCAAAAGGGTGGGAAAATGAGCGTTACGGGAAAAGAGATTAGTCGGCGCCGCCTGCTTCAGGCGGTGCATGTGTGGGACCAACTGCGCGACGTGAACGCGGTGATGCAGGAGCGTGGCATCGACTTCGCCACCATCCTGACACTGCGCGCCGAGGCGATGGAGGAGATCATCGAGGCAGCCCGTGTCGTCGTCGGACTCTGAAAACGACATCGACAAGCACTTCTGCGAGGCGGTGTCAGCCGCCGGCGGGGTGACGAAGAAGATCATCGGCCGCGGCTGGAAAGGCTGCGCCGACCATCTCACTGCGTTCTCCTTCAACCGGCTGTTCCTCGTTGAGCTGAAGCGTCCGCGCGGCGGCCGCATCAAGTTCCACCAGGATGAAGACGCGCGCGAGTGGTACCAGATGGGAGTAGTGAAGGTGTACTTGCGCAACACGGACGAGATCAACGCCTGGATCGCGAAGGTGCGCGCGTGAAAGCTCCTGTGCTCTGGACACCGAAGGCGCACCAGGTAGTCGGCGGCGACTGGCTCTGGCAGAACAAGCGCTGCTCGCTGTGGGCGCACCCCGGCATGGGCAAGACCAGCATCTGCTACGGGCTGTTCGATGCCATGAAGCTCCTCGGCTCGAACTTCTTCCCGATCCTGGTCATCGGTCCGCTCGCCGTCGTGCGCGACGTGTGGCCGGACGAGCAGATGAAGTGGACAAACTTCCGCGACCTCCGCGTCATTCCAATCACTGGCTCCGCTGAGCATCGCATCAAGGCGCTGCAGCTTCGCGGAGACGTGTACACGGTGAACTATGAGAACCTCGAGTGGCTCGTCAACTACTTCGGCGTGGATCGTTGGCCTTTTCGTGCTGTGGTTGCTGACGAGTCCACCAAGCTGCGTGGACACCGGAGCAAGAAGGGGACGAAGCGGGCCGCCGCCCTGTCTCTCGTATCCGATAAGGCCGGACGATGGATCAACCTTACCGGCACACCCAGTCCGCACGGCCTGGAATCCCTGTGGGGACAGCAGTGGTTCGTGGATGAGGGACACCGACTCGGGCGCACTTACACTGACTTCCTCCGCCGTTGGTTCGTGGTCGACGCCTACACACGCGAGGTCGTCCCACGCCCGAACGCACGGGAGGAAATCTACGAGAGGCTCGCGGATTCGGCGATTGCACTGCGCGCGGAAGATTGGCTCGACGTGCTCAAGCCGGAGTACATCCCGCGCCCGCTGAAGCTGCCACCAGACGCCCAGGTGCTCTACAAACAGATGGAGCGCCAGTTCTTCGCTGACATGCCGGAGGGCAAGATCGTCGCCTGGAACGCCGCGGCGAAATCCAACAAGCTGATCCAGATGGCGTCGGGGTCGGTGTACGACAAAGAGGGCAACGATCACTTCGTCCATGACGCCAAGGCGGACGCGCTCGAGGACCTCTACGAGGAGCTGGGGGAAAACCTTTTGGTTGTGTGCCACTTCCAGTTCGATTGGGAGCGCATCGCCAAGCGCTTCCCCTTCGCCGTGAAGTACAAGGGGAAAAAGGAGGAGGACGCCTGGAATGATGATAAGATCCGCATGCTGTTGGTGCATCCGAAGTCCGCGGGCCACGGACTCAATCTGCAGTACGGTGGCCGCGCAGTGTGCTTCTTCACGAACACCTGGGACCTCGAGCTGCGCCAGCAGGTGTTGGAACGCATCGGTCCTGCCCGCCAGCTCGCCTCCGGTTTCAACCGGGTCGTGCTGATCTACGACCTGATCGCGCAAGGCACCATCGACGAGAACGTGTTGGATCGACTCGAGGGCCGAATGTCAGAACAAGATGCGCTTATGGCTGCTCGCGCGAGGGCCATGACGTGACACCCGTTCAAGCTGCTGTCGCCGAGTACATCGAGCACGGCTGGAAGCTCTGCCGCATCCAGCCCGGCCAGAAGTCTCCGCGCGACAAGGAGTGGAACGCACCGGGCCACGAGATCCGTGTCCCCGAGGCGTTCAAGATCGGCTGGGGCGTTGGGCTCCTGCACCTGTACAGCGGCACCTGCTGCATCGACATCGACCACTATGGCGAGGCGTACAAGTTCCTCGAGTCGCGCGGCATCGACCTCGACGCGATCTACAACGATGACTTCTCGGTGCGCATCGTCAGCGGGCGCCCGAACCGCGGCAAACTCCTCTACCGGCTCACCGAGCCGCTGATCCACGTCACCTGCGCCCCCTACGACACCGGCGAGAAGACCGACGAGGGCAAGGCGATCATCGGCAAGGCTCTCGAGCTGCGCTGCGCCAGCGCCCGCGGGACCTCGACCCAGGACGTGCTGCCGCCCTCCGTCAACCCCAAGAGCGGCCAAGCCTACCGCTGGGACGGGGGCATCCTCGGGGACTGGCGGACGCTGCCGGAGCTGCCGGCTTCATTACAGGCCCTGTGGGAGGAGCTTTCCAGGCCGGCATCCAGAGACCCCGGAAACCAGATCGCCGTAGGCGGCCAGCCGGCGCAAGCCGGCGACCCCAAAATCGAGGCTTGGCTGGCCGAGCAGCGCGATTACAGCTACGACGGGTGGCTGGACGTGGGGATGAGGCTCCACGCGGCCTTCCAGGGGGACCAGGCCGGACTCGCCCTGTGGGACCGCTGGGCGATGAAGGACCCGACCAGTTACCATAAGCCGGACGGTGCCAACCGCACCGGGCTCGCGGTGCTCCACGCCAAGTGGCATTCGTTCAAGCTCTCCGGTGCTGTGAAGGGGCTGGATGCCGAGCTGCGCTCGATGCCCGCGGCCGCGGATGAGTTCGCGCAGACGGAGCCCGAGCCCGCCAAGCCTGCCCCGACTACGGCAGTGCCGGATGCCGCGGCTGAGATCGTGCAGGCGTCGCTCGGCGCGGCGGAGCGCCAGAACATCGAGTTGCTGCGCCAAGTGGTGCTCCTCACCGGCGAGGACAAAGCGCCGTACTACATCCAACCGGGGCACGGTGAGCGCAAGATCGCACTCGCCGCCGGGCGCAGCGGCGTGCAGCAGAGCGCGGGCCAGTTCAACCGGCTGTTCAGCCCGTACATGCAGCCGATGCAGGTCAGCAAATCCGGCGTCCCGATCTTCACGAAGCCGGCGGAGTATTTCGAGCGCGCGAGCTGGCGCGACGAGGCGCACTCGGTTGGCTTCCGTCCATCACCGACGGCGTTCTACAACGACTACGGCAAGCGTTTCGTCAACTGCTACCGGCCGGTGCAGTTGCGTCCGCTCGCGCCGCCCCCTCAGCACCGCGCCACCATCGAGTGGCTGTTCGGCCGCATCAAGACGGAGACCGACGGCACGCCGCTGTTCGCGCGCTACCTGCACGCGCTCTATGCCTTCTGCCTGCTGAACCCCGGCCGCAAGGTCCGCTGGGCACCGCTCCTCTGGTCGAGCCAGACTGGCACCGGCAAGTCGACGCTGATGCGGCGCATCCCGGAGATCCTGTTCGGCCGCGAGTACGTGCGGCAGGTGGAGACGAAGCATCTCGAGAGCGAGTTCACCGGCGATCTGTTCCACAATTCCTGGTGGATGGCGGTCGAGGAGCTGCGGATGAACGGCAGCAAGCGCGACGCCAAAGAGATGTTCAACATGGTGAAGACGTGGATCACCGAGGACGCGCTGCCCGTGCGCCGCATGTACATGCCGCACTACCAGATGACCAACTTCCTGCAGGTCACGGCCACTTCCAACTTCCCCGACGCGCTCTTTCTCGAGGACGGCGCCAACGGCGCAGACCACGACCGCCGCTGGCTGGTGGGCGAGGTCATCAATGAGCGCCTCACGGAGGCCGAACTGTACATGCTCGATCCGGTGTTCGGCACGCCGGAGGTCCAACATCCCGACGCCGAGCGCTGGCTGCAGTGGTACTTCATCGACTACGCCGAGCGCGTCTTCAAGGATGCCCCGCTCAACCCCAACGCGCCTCCGCCGACGACGGAGGCGAAGCGCGAGATGCTCGAGTCCGGCCGCGGCGGTTGGGAAGACCACATGATCACGCGCAAGCGCCGCGAGCAGTCGCCGTTCGACAAGGACATCATCACTCCCGACGATGTAAAGGACTGCATGCTGCCGGCGTCCGTGACCACCGGCCAGGCGGTGGAACTGCTTCGCAAATTCGGCGGAAGCCTCTGGCGCGGCCACGGGCGCACGTCGTTCAGCCGCAACGTTTTCGTATGGCGCAACCGGCGGGAGTGGGACGGGTCCTCAGAAGGGGAGCTTCGGGAGTACGTGCGCACCGGGGTCCGCCCTGGGGACCCGGCCCGCTGGGGTGAGGCTTGTCGCCAAGAGGACCCCCTGTTACAGTAGCGCTCGGAGGACTCTATGCCCGATACCAACGTCCCGACGCCGATGCCCGGCGCCAAACCGTCAGCCCCCCAGGCGAACACCGGAGATCCGCGCGCGCAGTTCGACAAGACGCGCGCAGGCCAGAAGGCGGCCGACGACAGCGAGGACAATTCGGAGCGCAATACGCTCACGAAAGAGGAGCACGAGCATCTCGACGTGCATCTCACGGCGCTGCAGAAGCTGCTCGGCAAGGCCCAGGCTCCCGCCGGCGACACGACCGGCAAGCTCTCCACGGTCGATGACGAAGTGAACAAGGCCGTCAGCTCCGTGCCGGGCAACAACTCCGACTACTGACGTGGCCGACCCTCGCCTCGTCGCTGACATCCAGCGTGCCGAAAGCTGTGTCCTCACCGCCTACAAAGACACGGAAGGCTTCTGGACAATCGGGTGGGGCCACCTGCTCGATCAGTCCATCGACTGGACCGGCCACACCATCACGCAGGCCGTCGCCGACAATCTCCTTGCGCAGGATCTCGACGAGCACACCGCGCAGGCGCAGTCGCTTCCCGAGTGGGCTGCTCTCGACACACCCTGCCGCCAGAACGCGCTCATCGAGTGCGTCTACAACCTCGGAGTGAAGCATTGGACGCAGGAATTTCCGCGGACGCGCAGCGCCTTGCAGGCGAAGCTCTGGCAATCGGCCGCAGCGAACTTGCTGCAGTCACCGGACTGGATCAAGCAAGTGGGGCTCAAGCGGGTGCAGCGCCTGGCAACGTACTTCCAAAACGGAATGTACCCGGCTGCCTCGACTGCAGCGACTGGGTAGTCGTAGCGTTCATCACGGCGTTTGCCGCGGCCGGCTACGTGTACTGTTTCATGCACCCGTCTCCCGAAGTGTTTATCGCGCAGACGGGGACGCTCGGAGTCATCATCGGAGCGCTGAAATGGATCAGCGTCCACGACCAGAAGGTACCTGACGCATGATCACTCTCATCGAGGCTATCTTCGGCAGCAAAGTCGGACGGGTCATCGCGGAGATCGTCCTGGCGCTCGCGCTCATCGGCGGCGCCATGCTCTACCTCGAGCACCGCGGCGCCGAGAAGGTCATGGCGAAGCTCGAAAAGTCTAGCGACGAGGTCAAGCAACAGGCCGCGAAACAGATCGCGACCAACAACGCCGATCACGCGGCAAAGGTGAAGACCAATGAAGCGACAACTCAGGCAGCTCTTGATGCTGCTCACAAGCTCGGCGATGCTCTGGATGACAGCGTGCGCCAGTTCGACGCCTATCGCAGAGCGCACCCCGCAGTGGCACGTTCCGCCAGTGGACCCGCTGCAGCGGAGCCAGGAGAATGCGGCACTCGAAGCTGCTCAGACATCATTGTGTTCCTGGGCCAGCGCGGTGACGACCTTGCCAGGAGCGTCGCCGAACTCACCGCCATCCTGCAAGGCGCCCAGCGCGAGCGCGACTCGCTGACTGGATTGCCGAAGTGAAGCACCCAAACACGAAAGTAACCGATGAGCAGCTCCTGGCCGCCAAGGCCGAGGGGCTGAGCAAGCACCAGATCGCGGTGCGCTACGACTGCGACGAGCGCGGCGTGGCGCGCCGGTTGAAGCGCCTGCGCGCAGAGTGGGTGAAGGACCCAGCGCGCAACCTCACCGCGCCGGTAGATCAGCCGGTCGACGGCCAGCTCCTCAAGGGAACGTCCACTCTGGTCGGTCCCAACGGGGACATGATCGCGCAGTGGATCAAGACCGACCGCGACAAGGAGCGCGAGAAGGCTCTGCAGGAGGCGGCGCTGCGGGTGCTCTGTGAGAAGCTCGAGCCACTGCCACCGCAGCCGGTACCGGACATCGGCGCGGGGCTCAACCGCTGCAACCTCTACACGCTCACCGACTGCCATGTCGGCATGCTCGCGTGGCCGCGCGAGACCGGCGAGCCGTGGGACCTCAAGATTGCCGAGCAGGTTCTGGTGGACTGCTTCAGCCGGCTCGTCAACAGTTCGCCGGACGCTGCGCACTGCATCGTCAATCAGCTCGGCGACTTCCTGCACTTCGACTCGCTGAAGGCGGTGACGCCAGAACACCAGAACCTGCTCGACAGTGATTCGCGCTACCAGAAGATGGTCGAGGTCGCGGTGCGCATCCTGCGCCGCGTGGTCGACCTGGCGCTCGCGAAGCACAAATTCGTTCAGGTCTACATGCACGAGGGCAACCACGACCCAGCCGGGTCGGTGTGGCTCCGCGTGATGTTCGCGCAGCTCTATGCCAACGAGCCGCGCATCAAGGTCGACACAACGCCGCTGCCCTACGTGGTGTGCCAACACGGCAAAACCATGATCGGCTTCCATCACGGCCACCTGGCCTCGAAGGAGTCTCTGCCGCTGCTGTTTGCCGCGCGCTTCCCGGATGTCTGGGGGAGCGCCAACGCCCGGTACATCCACGTAGGGCACAAGCACTCCGTCCACGTCCAGGAATATCCCGGCGTGTACGTGGAGCAGCACCCGACGCTCGCCTCGCAGGACGCCTACGCGGCCCGCGGCGGGTGGCTGTCCCGCCGACAGGCTTCCGCCATCACCTACGACAACACGCGCGGCGAAGTCGGCCGCGTGGTCGTGGTACCGGAAGGCGTCGGTGTATTTGGACGATGATCCAACCCCCGGCGAGATGCTGCTGATCAGCCTCAAGGTGGCAGCGCTCGGCTTGGCACTTATCGACTTGCTTCTGATCTTCGTTGGAGACCCACAATGACGCACCCGCATGTGCCATACATTTACACGGTGAAGGGCAGGCAGTTCTCACTCGACCACCCAAACTTCGACATCGAGGAGATGGCCCACTCGCTCTCGATGCAGTGTCGGTTCACCGGGCACTGCAAGCGCTTCTATAGCGTCGCCGAGCACTCGCTGACAGTGTCCAGACTCTGTCGGTTCTTCGGCATCGGCTCGCCGCTCGAGGGGTTGCTGCACGACGCGCACGAGGCTTACATCTCCGACATCGCGAGCCCGTGGAAGGCGCGCCTCCCAGACTACGTGGATGTCGAACATCATCTCGAGCACGAGATGCGCATGCAGTTCGGGTTGCCGGCGAAGACGACCGTGAAGCGCGCGGACACACTGGCGCTGTTCATCGAGGCGCACCACCTGCTCGCGAACGGCATGGACGGGCTGTTCCCCGAGGGCATCAACGAGGAGATCCGCAAGCAGGCCGAGGACATCGCCGACGCCTGGTTCCTCGATTGCTGGACGCCGGCGCAGGCGAAGTGCCTGTTCTTGAGCGAGTACTACGTCCTCCAACAGGGAGTCGCAGCGTGACCGACAACGTGAATCACCCGCCCCACTACACGTCGCACCCGTCCGGTGTCGAGTGCATCGCCATCACCGAGCACATGGGCTTCTGCATCGGCAACGCCGTTAAGTATCTCTGGCGCTGCGGGCTCAAGGACGACGAGATCGAGGATCTGAAGAAAGCACGCTGGTACGTCGACCGCGAGATCGCAAAGCGCGAGAAGGCTGCCGGCAAAGCGCCGAGCAAGGCCCCGCCCACGCCGACCGCCTGGGTGCGGTGCGCGTGCGGAGAGGTAGCCGAGCCGAAGTGGGCGCCGGGCTCCGTGCGCGTTAGCGACGGCGTCGAGCACTCACCGGACGAGTGTACCGTTCAGGGCGTCATTGCTTCGGGTGCGTAGAGCGGTAGAACTGGTAGGCCAACCACCCGAACGAGGCGAGGCCCGACAGAATACCGACGATCTGCCCGATGTAGCCGAGCGCGCTGTGCAGATCGAACCCTGTGAAGCAGCTCGCCGCTGACGCGGCTCCCGCTGCCATCGTCCCTTTTGGGTGCTCGATGTGAGCGAGCCCGTCCGTAATGTAACTGATGAACTTCATCGACCTGAGCCTCCCGCTGGCACCACACCTTCTGCGCCGCGCGGCGGCGCTTTTCCGCCCGGCGCCTTACCCTGCTGAGCGGGAGGGCGAACGCCCTCCGCGCCGCGCGCGGGGCCAGCACGGACGACCTTTCGAGGACGGGGTGGGGAGGCGGGAGTGGCTTGTGGCACCACCTTGGCCGCGGCTGCAGCGACTGCTGGCGAGAGAGCTTGCGGGGGGCTCGCCGGGGCTTCGGGGTTGACGCTGACCACGAACTGTCCGCTCGCAACTCCATCGAGGAACTGCTTGACGCCTGACAGCATGGCCTGCGCCGTATCGTTCGCTGGCACAGTTGAGTTGTTGATCATCGTTCGCGCAGCCTGTGCAAGCTGCGGGAACGAAACGGTGACGTTCGGCATGTTAGGTGAGTCCGATTTCGCCTTCTGCCTCGAACGTGAGCGCCGTCGCCGAGCTGGCCCCGCCAGTCAGGAAGTCGGTGCTCTCGAGACGCACGCGGCCGTACCAGTCGACGTAGCTGAAGCTCGCCACCGGATAGGCGTTGAACGCGAACTCAGTGCCCGCAGCCGATGCGCCGGTCGCGCCGATGTACAGCGAGACGTTCGCTGAGGCATTCGACTTGTTGACGACACGGATGTGCGTGAGGATCGCGTAGGGCTGCGTCTGCACATAGCCGGTCGGCCCGGCCAATGCGCTGAGCGCAGTGTTGAGAATGGTCGTGCTCAGCGTGGTGGTCAGTGCCACCGGGCCGACACGAAGTGGTCGATTCTGCATGGTCAAGCTCCTCCAAAGTCAGTGTAGTTCAAGAAAACCGTCTCCGCAAATCAGGTCCCGTTAGCCATGACAACCCAGTCAGTACCGTCAGACACAAGCAGCGCCCAAGCCCCCGCCGTGGCAGGCAAAATAGCCGTGCCGGCGGTCGCCGAGCTGATCGGGCGCACGTTCGACGAGGCGCTCACAACGGTGAACGCAGCAAGGGTTTTCACCAACAGCTCGCGGCCGGGGTAGGTCCCCGCGGCCAACAGCGTGAGCGTGATGCTCGCGGTCCCGTTGAAGATCAGGTACGTGTCGGTGTTGAGCGCCGAATAGTTCGCCGTCTTCGTCGCGGTCACGGCGCGCGCCAAGCCGCCGTTCACAGTCAGAGACGTGTGGCCTGAGACTGCCGCGGCGGTGAGCCCGCTCGACGCCACAGTGAAGTATGTGGTGCCGGCGATTTGCAAAAAGATAGAACCGGCTGACGCCACGTTGTTGACGTGGACGTTGGATGAGTTGGCGACGGTGTCCTGCCAGATCTGGAAGTCCGACGTATTCTGCACCGCGCCATCGCCCATGATACTCATGCCGCCAGCGAGGCCAGAGCTGGTCGGCACTTTGATCGTGAAGGGCGGCGTGGCACCCGCGGCAGCCGTGTCGTTGACCACAACGGCCCCGACGCTACTGATCGACATGATGAGCGCGCTGTCGGTGTAGAAGTTCAGCGCCGCTGCGCCGACAGTGCCGATACCGAGCGGATCGCTGGATGCAGATACAAGATTCCAGCCGTTCGCCAACAGCGCGGTGTTCCACCCGAAGCGCAGGTTGCCGGCAGCGCTCGTAGACCCTAAAGTGAGCACGTCCAAGCCGGCAAGACCGTCGATGGTCGCCGCGACTCCACTCGTCGGCGCATTGATCGTGACGTTGCCGGCGTTTGCGACCTTCACGCGCGCGGTGCCGGAACCTCCTGTACCGATGTAGACCGCTCCGCCGTTGGACGCGATGCCAATGTCGCTGATCGTGGAGCCGGCAATGGCCCAAATTCCCGTACCGATCCATCCGGGAGATGTCGAGCCGTTAAACCACTGGATGCCGAAGCCGTCTGTAGGCGTAGTCGGCCCCACAAGGCTGACGTTGGTGTCATCGAGCAAGTTGACCGTCAGTGCGTCACCGCTGGCGGGGAGAGCGATGATCCAATCGCCGGTTGCTGTGATCTGCCCTGCGTAGGTGTTGCTCGTGCCGAACACCAACGGGATAGCGCCGAGCGTGCGCAGCGTAGCCTGCGGCCCGGTGGGACCTTCTGTGATGATGGCGGTTGTGTTGTTTTGGTTGGCACAGAACAGCGCCACCTGTTCGCTGCCGGCGCCGATGTAGATGCGCGCATCATCACCAGCGGTCGTGCTGTTGTTCTGCACCGCAAGGTTGAGAGTAACGCCGCTGATAGTATTCAGCAGTTCAACCGGAGTGCTACCGCCTTGGAAAATCTGCTGCGCTGACCAAACATTGAGGTCACACACGAGCGCGCCGTCGCGCACCGGCATTTCTTCTTCGTAGTCGAAGTCGAGGTATGCTGCCCATCCGCTTCCGCCGGCACTGCTCGAGCCCGGTACACCCTGTGCTCCCTGCGGCCCGGTAGCGCCCGTCGGGCCAGGGACGATCAGCGGGTCGTCTGGGTCCTGTACCTCGAAGATGATCGGCACACCGACCGTTCCGGTAGCGCCGGTCGGGCCGACAGGCCCAGGGATGACGATAGAGTCTTGCGGCTCATCGACCTCGAAAATAAGCGGCACGCCGAAGCCGCCCTGTGCGCCCGCGGCTCCCGCGGCGCCAGCAGCGCCAGTCGGGCCGGGAATGACGACTGCGTCCTGCGGCTCGTCCATCTCGAAGATTAGAGGCACGCCCAGGGCTCCCTGAGCGCCCGCGGCGCCGGCAGCGCCCGCAGGCCCCACCGGACCGGGGATCGGCTGTGGCGGGTCCTCAGCTTCTTCCAGCGTCCAGTAAACGGCCGGGCCGATGCCGCCCGACACGCCGTTGGAGCCGGGAGGCCCCTGAATACCAGGCGGCCCAGGGACCGGCGGAGGGGGGTCCTCTGGTGAGTCCTGCTCGAACCAGATCGCCGGTCCTGCGCCGCCCTGTGGACCCGGCGATCCGGCAGCACCGGCCGCACCGGCGGGTCCTGGTACGATCAGCGCGTCATCCGGGTCCTCCGCTGTGAGATGGATCACAGTCGACACGCCAGCCGGCCCGCGCGGGCCGGCAACCGGGATTACCAGCGGGTCCTCGAGATCGTCCTGCTCGATGAACCGCGGCGGGTACGTCACCGACGGCGGGACGTTCTGCACGAGCGACCAGATGATCGGCGTGCTCGGGAAATTGCCGCTGGTCTGGATGACTTGCTGCTGGAACTCGGCGGCCAGCTCAGCGAGCGTCGGCACGCTCCCGTCGGGGAGCTGCACGTTGACTCCCAGGATCGCAGCGGCAGCCGTAGCTACCGGCAGGCGCACGGAGCGGCCGGAGGCAGTGCCCTTGACCGGGACGCGAATGCGACTACCCGCCATGCAGAGCCTTCAGGTACGAAGTCAGCTCGTGTTGATTGGCGCCCACCGTGCGCACCGGGATCGACGCCTTCACGGCGTTGCTGGTGAGCGTGGGGTGCTCCTTGCGGTACTGCACCGTAGGCGCCTTACCCGTGCGCGGGTGGAACATCGGGCGCGTAGGCTTCAGCGCCTTCCCCGAGGCCACCAGAGCAGCTCCAAGCGACTCGCGTGGGCGAACTACGTTCATCCGCCACCCCGCTCGCGCAGGCGCCGCAGCAGCTCCTCATCGAATCCGCGACGGCTCAGGTTCTTGCCCGGCTCCTTCGGACCGCGCGTGAACCCGCGAGTCGCGTTGGCCGTCTCCTCGTTCGAGGGGACGGGCGGCACTTCGGTGTGTCCACCAGTCGTCGCCGTGCTGCCCGGCGGCGGATGGATGTCAGCGTTGGCCGGCACCTGCACCACGCGCCCGGCCTCCGGCGGCCGCTGCCGCGCGACCCCGGTCTCGACGGCGCTCGTGTTCGGCGGCACGCGCAGCGGCAGCTCACCCTGCGCCGGCGGCGCGCGTCCGACCACACCCGGAGGCGGCTCCATCGCAAGCGGCGGAGGGGGCTTGGGCGGACCGGCGGCGTTGATCGGCTCCTGGCCGGCCGGTCCATAGTTGGCCTCCTGGAACGCCTCAGTCGTCGGGTCCATGCCGGGGAGATGACGCGCGACCGAGCGCACCGCGCCCTGCACCGCGCGGAAGGCGCCGGCGTGGGTGTTCACCGCCGGTACGCGGGCGGCCGGGTCTCCTGGACCGATGCTCATGGACTCGGGCGCAGCGTCGAAGGCTTCCGCCACGTCTCGAGCGCCGCCGGTGAGCGGGGCGCCGTTCTTGAGAAGCCGGTTGACGAGCGAGGGCACCACCTGGCCCTGCTGCGTCACGGCGTTCAGCTCGTGGAGCTTCGCGAGCTGCTGGCGCGCAGCGGTGAAGCGCTGCGGCAGATCGCTCACGGCGCCGCGCACATCGACCTGGCGCATCATCTCGTTCTCGATGGCGTTCGCGATCTCCCGATTCGTTGCACCGAGCACCTGGACATCGGGGTTGTCGTTCGCCATCTGCTTGTAAGCCTGCTGGCGAAGCGTGCGCACGTCCTGCACAGCGTCAGGACCGTTAAAACCCTGACCGTACTGGTCACGGTAAAACTGAACCTGTTGGTCAACCATGTCACGACCCGCCGGGCTCGCCGCGCGCTGACCAGCGGAATTAATCTCGCGGTCGAGCTGCGGGGTCGGCGTGCGTCCACGGCCAATCGACTGCCCCATCTCGTCATATACGCTCCCTGCCTGCTGACGCGCCACATCCACCTGGTCGGGGTCGACGGCGCGCGTGTTCTGCAGGCCCAGGTCCTGGGTCATCTTCTGCGTTGCGAGGGCGCGGTTGAACCGCTGGTTGGCGTCGATGGCGCCTTCGCCCGCAATCGACTGGCGAGTAGAGCCGGGGATTTCCGCCGCCTCACCCGGCGTTGGCCCGTTCACCGCGTTGCGCACATCGCCCCCGGTGAGACGGAACCCGGCTGCCCGTGTGTTCGCAATGGCCGGGTTGGACGCAATCGTATCGGCGGCCGCACCGCTGGCCGGCGCCGCAGCGTTGATCGCCGTGTCCGCAGCGCGGCCGGCGGCGCGCACAGCGCCAACTCCGCCACGCACGGCGCCGGCGGCGAGAAGCGGAGCGCTGGCAGCCGAGAGGGCCTGCGGCGCGCGCTCCTCGATGGTCTGCTTGGCGGCATCCGACAGCGGCGTCTGATCGAGGACGTTGTGGAAGCCCTGACCCATCCGTTCGCTCTCCTGGCCGAGGAGCTGCTGCTGTTCCTTGCCCGCTTCGGTGTGCGGCTCGTACTCGTACCAGTGCTGGCCGGAATCCGGCGCGCCGTGATTGAACACCGCATCCTGCGCCGCGCCGATGGAGTGCGTGACGCCACTCAGCGTGTTCTCGAGCATGCCCACGCCGCTCGTCAACGGGTGGCGCATGAAGCTCTCGGTAGCGTTCGCCGCGTGCTCCTCACCCTCCTCGAGCGGATCGGTCGTCATGGTGTGGGGCATCGCCGCGACGTTCTTGGCGGTGGTCTGCTTGTCCTGCTCGTCCGAAAGGAAGGCGCGCAGACGCTTGCCGGTCTCGTCGTCGAGCTGGTCCGGCATGTTCACGACCGTGCCGTCGGGCATCGCCACGTTCGGCATGTTAGTGCCCCTTCGACTTCAGGTAGTCGTCGAGCGACATCGGCGCAGCTCCGCCCGCGGGCGCAGGCGGCGCATTGCCACCGGCCGGCGCCGGAGTCGCAGTGCCGTGTCCCTTCACGCGCGAGAGGTAGGCGCCGAACGCCTCACCCGGCTGCCCGTGCGTCTCGAAGTCCGACACATCGTTCGGCAGGTAGGGAACCAGCCCGCGCACTTCCGTGGTGAAGCGCCGGTACTCGGCGATGGACTTCGGCGTGGCATCCGGGTTCACCTGGATCGCGCGCAGCCCGTTTTCGAGGCCCTGCCGGACGAGACCCATGTTGTACAGACGCTGCTCCTGCGTCGTGCCGGGGTTGTTGATGATCGAGGACATATCATCAATCGTGCGCTGGTTCGGCTTCTGGCCGGCCTGCTCGACGGTCTGCAGGTAGCGAGCCAGGTTCGCCACCGACGCCGAGTAGTGCTGCTGCACGTTGCTCGAGAGCGCGAGACCCAGGTTGTTCTTGGCGGTCGCCAGGAGGCCGGGGTGTGCGCCGTTGCCGAACTGCGTGAAGCCGCGATCCGGCTCGCCGTCCTTCGTCGCGAGCGCGCGGATGTTCTGGACTTCCGAGTCGATGCCCTCGCCAGCGTTGATGACAGACTGCACGTAGCGACGCGCCACGGCGCCGGTGCCGGCAGCCGGGTTCGGCTCCTGGATCGGCGAGTTGTTGCCGTCGTACATGATGTCGCCGTTCTCGTCGGTCTTCCAGCGGTAGCCGGTGGCGAGCTTCGGACCGCCGGGCGCACCCTTCGCGCGCTCTCCCGCGGCCGCGGCCTGCGCCCCGCGCTCGCTGACGAGCGACTGATTCATGGCGTGCTGCTCGGGGCTGATGTACTCGAAGCTGCTCTCGTCCGCCGGGTTGTAGGTCAGCGGGTCAGTGTGCGAGCCAGCCAGGCCGACGTTCTTCGGCACCGCTTCCGCCGGGTTCTCGCTGAACGCAGCTCCCAGGCGCTCGCGCGGGTCGGCGTTCGGATCGCCGAGCTTCTGGCGGTTCGTGTAGTGCTGAATGCCCTGCAGGAACTGGGTGACTTCCTCCGGCTTGTGCCCGGCAAGCGTCATCGTCGCGGCGAAGTTGCCGACCTCGTCGTTGATGCCGAGCGCCTGCTGCAGTTGCGGCGAGCGCATCGCCGCGGCTGCCGACTCGGCGTTCTGGTTCTCCGTTACGCGCTGGCGCGCCTGGGCAAGCGCACTGACCGTCTGCGCTCCCATCAACTCGCCGCGCGTCTCCGCCATCTCGCCCTGCATCTCCGAAGCGCCGGGGACGAGCGCCGCTCCCAGGGAGCGGTAGCCGTTCTGGCCGGCGCCGGCTTCAGCAGCGTGCTCCTCCGCGGCGGTGCCATAGAGGTTCTGGCGTTCGAGCATCGAAACCGGGTCCATTAGCCGCCTCCAAACGCATTACCCGTGAGGGTGTAGCGATTCGAGTTCGTCGGGTTGATCGCAGAGAAAATGCCGTTCGCGTTGGACGCGCCGGCATTCGGATCTCCAATGATAGAGCCTGCACCGTTGAATCCAAAGCCGCTCTGCGACGCCGAGGTCGCAGTGCCAAGATCGTTCGGCGTGATGCCAGTGCCGCCAGCCTTCCAGCCAGAGGCGATGCCGTAGGCAGTGCCGGCGCCCTGCAGCAACATCCCGAGCGAGGTCAGCCACGGGTTGGCCTGCGTCGCGCGCACCTTGAGCTGCGTGACGTAGTTCTGCTCCTGCGACTGGCGCGAGAGGTCCCCCAGCGTAGTCGCGGTCTGCGCTTCCTGCTGACCCTCGTTGATGCGCTCGAGCTGCGTGCCCTCGGTCGTCGCTGCGCTCTGGGCGATGGCGTTGACGTAGTCGGCCGCGCTCGAACCGGCGGCTGCCTTCTCGGCGCCGTATGCCTTGCTGGCTCCCGGCACGTTCGGGTTGGCCGACGTGCTGATACCGTTCGCCTGCTGCAGCGCCTGGGTATAGGCACCAAGCTGCTGCGCCGACTTCTGCTGCACAGCCGCGGTCGAATCCTGGAAGTTCTTCGTGGTGTCGCTGACCGCCGCTTCGCCCTGCTTCTGAAGCTGCGTCTGCGCGGTGATGCCCTGCGCGGTGATCTCGTCCTGCTTGCGGAGCTGCTGCGCCTGCGCGTAGGAACCGACGGCGGTGCCGGCCATGCTGAGACCGGCCGCGATGAGCGCAGGCGTGAGCGAGCCGCCGGAAGCGACATCCGCTGCCGCGCCCACAATCGGGAGTACGTAACCCCCGACTCCGCCGCTGCCACTGTTACCCATGCACATAGCGTTATCCGTTGAAGTAGCCGGAGCTGGTTGAAGCCGAGTTGGTGAACGGGCTGGTGTACGCCTGCGCCGCGCGCAATCCCATGCGGGTCGCCGCTGCGGTGTTCATGTTGTTCACCGTGTTCGTGATACCTCCGAACATCTGCCCGAGTGTGTTGGGGCCGAGCGCCGTCTGCGCGCCCTGCAGGTTCGCCTGCAGCGCCGTCGCCGTCTGCTCAGCCGCGTTGCCGATGTTGGCGCCGCTCTCGGCGAGCGAGATCATCTGCTGCTTCGAGGCGAGGTCCGAGGACTGCAGACTCGCGAGCTTGGCCTGCGCCTGCTGCTCGGCCGTGACCTGTGCCTGGCCCATCTCGCGCTGCAATTCCGCACCCTGGTCGGCCGCCACGCTCGAGCCGGTCATGCCGCCGCGGGCGAGCGCGAACTTGAGGCCGCGCGAAGATTGTGCCTGCTGGTAATTGAGCTGAGTCTGGTAGCTCTTGTTCAGAGCGTTGAGGTAGTCGTTGTACTGCGACTGTCGGTTCGCGAAGGCGCTATTGATCGACGAGATGCTCGCAGCAGTCGTAGCGTTCTGCTGTTCCTGCTGCTGCGTTGCCGCCTGACTCGCGTTACCTGTACCGAAGCACATCAGCCCGCTCCTTTGAAAGCGGCGTAGACCACCCCGTTAGAGCGGTCCGCACCAAACTGCCCCAGAACGGTTTCCCGGTTGAGGCCGATTTTCTTGTACCAACGGTCGACGTGCGGGCGTCCCTCCAAGGATACTGTCTCCACCCGGTGGGCGCCACTTTTCAGGGCGCGCTCGATCACCCCGCGGCACTGCGCCGTCACCTGGCCGGGATGTGTCTCCCAGGCGTCCCTGTGAACGTAGCACCACGTCACAAAAACGCCGTGCCGCTGCGGGATAAGGCCGCCGACGACGAGCGCCTTGTCGGGGGCGTCGTCATCGACCAGCGTCCACTTCTCGCCCGGCCGGGACATGATCTCGAGCAGCACGCGGTCGACGTGGAAGGGGAAGCCGGTGAGGCGCTTGCAGTGCTCCATCTCCTCGGTGCTCTGGTTGCAAAGCACGAGCATCAGGTCGCCAAGGTGCATTGGGCGGATGGATGTCGTCATGGCTTGAGCAACGGACTGATGTAAAGGTTGGCGGCGCCCCAGCCCCAGTTCTGGCCCGTGCCGAAGTCGAGCCGGAGCTGGAAGCTCGGCGCGATCATCGGGTGCGGGACCATCGTGCCGGGGATGGTGTCGCCGGTGATTGCGAACGGTGTCGTCGAGAGCGCCGGGTTCGACTGGTTGTAGCCGAACGAGACGTTGCAGACGAGGTCGTTGTTGTAAACAACCTGGCCCTCGTCGTCGATCTGACCGATGGTGAGGTCGAACCCTTCCATGATCTTGTCGATGCCAAGCTGGCCGCCCTCGACGTAGTTCCACGCGACGTAGCCGTGATAGCCGGTGTTGGTGCCGCCGACTGAGCTGGAAATCTGCGTATCGTCCGTGAAGATAGTGCTCGTGGTGTCCAGCTCCCACACCAGGTCGCCAGCGCGCAGGTACAGCGTGCCGTTGCCGACCGTCCAGTCGGTGATCGCATCCGGGAAGGTGTAGCGCGACCAGCTCATGGCACTCGTGCCGTTGATGGTCAGCACGATGACCTGCGTGCCGAGGATCAGCCAGTACTGGCCGGTCGCCGGATTGTAGAGGCCGCGCGGCTCGTAGCCCTGGTTCGTGATGTAGGTGCGCACGAACGCCTGCACCAGCGGGTCGACCTGCTTGCCGAAGCTGCCGGCCTGCAAGTTGCCGCTCGCGCCGGCGGTGCCGATGTTACGGATACCGACCGGCGAGAGGAACACGAAGTCGTTGTTCACCGGCTGGCCGGCCTTGTTGTAGGCGCTGCCGACCGGCTCCGCATCGAGGATCGCGATGTTGTTCGGGTCAGGGTCGATCTGCCACATCTGGTAGCCGAGCGTGTTGAACGCCAGCAGGTTCGAGCGGTAGAGCCCGAGCGCCAGGCACGGCTCGTTGCCGTAGGTATTGAGGCCGAACGGGATGAAGCCGGCGTCCTGAGAGCTTGACCAGTCGAGCGGGTTGGTAGTCGCGCAGAAGCGGATGATGTCTCCGTCCGCCGCGTAAACCTTGGCCTCACCGATGGCAACGACCGTCGACTGCGGGCAGTTGGTGTCGGTCACGCGGCCGTCGCTCGCGGTCCACACCACCGTACCGTCGACCACCGAGCCGCCGACTGTCGTCGGGAAGTTCGGCTGCGTGGCACCGGACTTCAAGATCGAGGTCGCTGTCCAGATGATGAGCGACGCATCTTCCGCGGTCCAGGTGACACCACCGTCCTGCACCGTCTGCCCAGCGTTGACCGGCCATACCGGCTCGGTTGCGCCGGAGATGCCGGGAGCGTTCTGCGTCGCGACGAACGTGAGACCCGGCGGATAACCCTGCTCGGTGTAGTCCCAGGTGTAGTCGTCGAAGTAGAGCGCGCTGCCGCCGTTGGAGTCGACCCAACCGGCGAAAGCAGCCGATGCGTAAGCAGCGTTCGCGGGCGCGGTCGCGGTTCCAGACGTGACCTGCCAGATCCCAGCCGCGCGAGTGCCGACCATGCCGGCCGGCGCGCTCTGCGCCGCGCCGAGAGTTGCCGCCGGCTGAGTCGCGATGTCGTACTTGATGAGCGTGTGGCTCGAGTCATACCAGTAGATCCGCGCGCCGCCGGTGACATAGGCCGTGTTGGCGTTCGTCCAGTTGCGGTACACGTAGCCCTGGAAGTTGATCACCTGGCCCGGCTGCACCGGCGCCATGTAGTTGTTGATCAGCGTGACGAATGCGCTGTTGCGGTCGCCGGAACCGGCGCTCGCGGTGAACAGCGCGCTATACGCGCCGTCGAACGCCTCCGCCGCGGACTGCGTGACCGTGCCCGAGCCGCTGCTGACGGCGGCCGTCCAGTCGGTGGTGCCGCTCTCGAAGCTGTTGTTGGAGGGCTGTACCTGCGTGACGATACCAGTCGTCGTCCGCGGCGTGACGATTGCGCCCGGCTGGTAAAGTGTCCCTGGTGCCCACTGGTTGGCGCTCATCCGCTGAACCCTCCTGCGATGGTGCCGGTGTACTTGATCGGCTTCACCACCAGCGTTGCTGTCGGGCTCGTCTGCGGCGCGCTCTGCACGAGCGTGACACTCTGATCAGTCGTCAGCGTCGATTCCTCCTGCACTACTCCGCCGTCCGTCGTCGGCCAGGTCGGCTCGGTCTGTCCAGACACCGGATTGCCTCCGACCACCGTCGTCGCCGTGAAGTAGAAGCCGTTCGGTACCGTCGGCTCGACCTTGTCGTTGAGCTGGTGCGTCGCGCCGGCGGTCCACACCGGGTTCGGAGACGTGAGCCGCGAGGCGACGTAGAACAGCCCGTTCGGCGTGTCAGGCAGCACCACGTCTCCGATCATGTAGTCCGTGCTGGCTTCCCAGGGGTCGGTAGGTGAAGCGCTCTGCACCCAGTAGTGGAAGACGTTACCGACGGTGTTGGCGGTGCTCGTCGTGTCGAACTCTGCCACTACGTACAGGTAGCCGAGGAACGGCGTCGCGTAGTGGATCTCCTTGATCGGGACCGGCGATACCGTCGGGTAGGTAAGCGTGATCGTGAGCGACCCGGCCTGCCAGTTCGGCAGAAATGCTGTGCCCGCACCGAGCTTGAACACGTAGTACGTGGCTTCGGTCATGTCGAGCACGGCGTTCGCCAGGTTGCCGGTGTCGAGCGCAGTGGTGACGGTTCCCTCGCCAACGCTGGGGTAAGACGCGAGCCATCCCTGCGTGATCGGGAAGATCGACGGCATCACCAGGTAGACGGTGTTGGGGTCGTCGGTCGACGTGGCTGACGTTACCAGGAAGCCGTCGATGGTCTGACCGTCGATTGAAGCCGGCGCGATGGCGCCGTGCGCCGAGCCGTCGAGGAGCCCGGTGACGCAGGAACCGAGCGTCAGCGATCCGGCCTGCGAGTTGCTGCCGAGTGTCTTGCCGGTCAGCGACGCGCTCTGCGCGGTGAACTGCCCGGTAGCCTGCGAGTTCTGCTGCGCGCTCGGGTGCGTGAGGATGTGGAGCTGGAAGCCTGACGGTACCGTCACTTCTTCGTGGCAGAAGACGTGGAACTCGCCGCCGTAGTAAACCAGCCCCTTCGTGATCCCAGGCGTCGCAGCCGCGGCGAGGTTGGCGATGCGCAGTGTGCCGGGACGAACCTTGAGCGTGTTGGCGTAGCTGACGTACCCGTTGACCAGGTCGTACAGGCTGTTGCGGTCGGCGGCGCCCTTGACGCGAAGCCGGTTGATCCCGCCGTTGACTACTGTGAGGGCCAGTGCCGGCTTGCCTGCCACAGGCTACTCCTCGAGCGGCAGGAACCGCGGCGGCGTCATCGGCGTCTGGACACGGGTGCGCGGGACGTAGCGGCGCGTATCGTGCATGCCGGCGGTCAGGAGCTTCGTCCAGTTGCCGGCCTGTGTCATCACGGACGCAGCTTCCGGGTGCCCCTTGCTGGTCATGTAAGTACCGCAGGCCAGGAGGTAAACACCTTCGGCATCCAGCGTCGTGACATCGGTATCCTCGAGGAACGGATCGAGGGTGAAGGCAGCCTTCGCCCACAGCGTGTAGTTGGCGCGCGGCGCCGGGAAGATTTCGATGCACGAGCGGATCTCGTAGTGCGTCGGCCAGCCGGTGCTGATCTGGGCGCGCGTGTAGAGAACCGGGTCGATGCCGCAGGTGAGCGGGTACCACGCCTGGTTGAGATCCTCGAAGCCGACCCAGTTGATGCTGAGGGGGTCGATGACACGGCAGCCTCCCTGATCCTGATCGAAGCCGTAGTAGCGCTGGTTCGGCACCATCTGCCACGACCACATGCGGATGATCCGCTTCTCGTAGTGCTGGCGGTAAAGCTGATTCTGCGCATCGCGCAGGCGCTCATTGAACTCGAGCACGATGCCGGGAGGTGGGTTGGCCGCCATCGCCGCGTAGCCGCAGCGAATCAGCATGCGCGTGCGCAGGCTGAGAAGCGTGTCCGTCATGTAGCCGTCGACGGGCAGCGGGGCAGTCTCGCAGTCGCAGTTGAATGTCGCCGATACGCCGGGCTCGGGCGTCGTCACCTGCAGCTCGACGGACGTGTTGACCGTGCCGTCATTCCAGGTGGCGACCACGTAGTAGTTGTACTGCGTGTCCGCGGCGAGCCCCGTGTCGTTGTAGAAGGTCGTGCCCGAACCGAGCGTCTGGTAGAGCGTCGGCGTAGCGCCTGCAACACCGCGCCACAGCTCATAGTTCGTGAGGTTGCTCAGCGGCCCGTTGTTGATCCACGCCAGGTCGATTTCGGTGCTCGAGGTCGTAACCGCCTGAAGGTCGATGAGCGTGTCGAACGTATCGCCGAAAGTGACGGTCCCGGTCGAGAGGCCGGGGTTGCCACTCAACTGCCACGTCCAGGTCGTGATGTTGAGCGTGCCGACCAGGCTCGTCACGAACGCCGCAGCGCTCGAGTCGTAGACGTTCCCGTTGGTATCGGTGAAATTGCCGAGGAACGTCTGGTCGTAGGTTCCCTCGAGCGCAACGATGAGCTGCGTCGGCGCCGCGTGGCTGTCGTTCGCCACGGCAACGATGGGCGCGCCGAAGTACGTGCCGGCGCCGCCGATGGCGCCAGCGTGATCAGCAGACGGGTTGGACGCGGCCGCTACGTAGCCGTAGCACCCAGGCAAGTAGTTCGGCGGGAACGGGCCGCCTACGGTTGTTGCAGCAGCGGTGAGTGAGACCGTCAGGGGCATTTACTTGCCCCCAACGAGCGCCTCGCCGAGCTTCGCTCGTGCCTTGGCCTTGATCTCTGCTTCCTTCGACGCCGAGATATTCCCGGCGCGGAACGAACGGGTTGCTCCGCCGATGGCGAGCCGCGCGTGCGTGTCGTCGCCAATCGGGAAGCCTTCCTTCCCTTTGGGACCACCGCCAACAGGTTCTGTGCGTGCCATACGGCCTCCGAAAAAGAGCCGGGGCGTAGGCCACCCCGGCGAACCACCCGCAAACTTACGCGATCAGCGAGTCACCGCCTGCCTCGACCTGCGCCGCGGCGAACGTGCCCACATCTTCGTCCTGACCGATCAGATCCGCCGTATCGGCGCTCTCGGAGATCGCCGCCAGGACATCCTGGCGAAGCTCCGGCGAAGCGTCCTCGGGAGTGATCTCCGTGCTCTCGGGCAGACGCGCGGTGAGCATCGCCTGCTTCAGGGCGTTGTGCCCGGCGGCGTGCTGACCGTAGACGGCCTCGACATACGGGATGCCCTTCGTGCCGCCCTCGGCGCGCTCTGCGCCGTAGGCTTCACGCAGGCGGTCGTACTCGCGCGACACGGACACGGGACCGGCCATCTCGTGGCAGGTGTCGCGAATCTCTGTGATCTCGGGGTGGATGGCCTGGATGACTGGAACTTCCCACTCGGGCACGCGCTTGGCGACTTCGGAGGCGCCGGACTGCATGCGAATGCGGATTTCCTTGTAGCGGAACTTCATTGTGATTTCTCCGTTGCGGGTTGAGGAAAACTCCCCCGGCTCGAAGCCGGGGGAGAGTCTTTCGACTTAGTTGCTCAGCAGATACGCGGACACCTTTCCGAGGCCCGTCGTGCCGGTGGTCGTGATGCTGAGCTGAATTGCTTCACCCAGCTTCACGCGGTCGACGTAGTAGCTCCGCCACGAATTGGCGCCGAGCGCTCCGGGGGTGATGGTCGCGACGGTCGTGAAGGTCTCGCCGCTGCCACTGTCCGCGTAGTAGTTGTTGGACACCTGGAAGTTGATGGTGTCACCCGCAGCGGTCGTTGCCGCCTCGAGTGACACTTCCAGGACCGCGTTTCCCGAGGACGGGAAGCCCATGTCCTCGCCCGGCACCGCCGCCTGCCCGCCGTAGACCGAACCCACGTTCGCTGCAGTGAGCAGGACGGGGGTCGAGTTCGCGGTCGTGGCAGTCGTCGGATAGGTCATGCCGAGAGTGACCAGAAGTGAACGCATGTTGCTGTCTCCTTCCTCAGTGACCTTAGTTGGTCACGCTGATGACGGCGTGCGCGTTACGCTTGCCGGTCGTGATTGCCGCCTTCGCCGTCAGCGCCCAGTAGTGGACGTAGCGGTCGTAGACGCGCGGGGGCCGACGGGCGATCATCCAGTGCCCCTTGATCGGACGCAGCTTGAAATGCCGCTTGTTGATCAGGTAACACCGATTCTTCCACGAGTGCGTCGGGTTGTAGGTCGTGTCCAGGTAGTCGACGATGGGGTCCCACACGAGGGGAACACCCTTGTAGTACAGGCCCGTTTCCTCGCCCGTACCCACGCCGGCATCGAGGCCCTTCCCAGCGCCCTTCGCGCCCGGCTCAACGAACACCTGACGGGTGATGTACCCCGCCGAGCTGCCCGAGTCCGTGCGATAGGCGTCGATGAAGTTTTCACCCGCGAGGATGAAATTGGGCGCCTGCCCACCGACCTTGATGCACGCACGCCACGCCTTTTCCAGGCCGTTCACCACGTTGCCGGCGGTCGCGGTGTTGATCGCGGTCGCCACGTAGTTCTGCCACCAGGTGTTGGTCGTGGTGTTGGTCTGGATCGTCCCGACCGTCTGCGAGCTGCCCGATGCAGTCGAGATGAGCAGGTCCAGGCCGGGGATGTTGGTCGTGGACTGCGTGCCGTCCAGGTGGGCCATGATGTCGAAGTTCTCGAGGAAGCCGAGCTTCAGCGTCTCCATGTTCTCCTCGAGGAGATTGGTGAGCTGGACCTTCTCAGCGTCCGTCGGGACCGCGTTGCGGTCATCCGTCATCACGATGCCGTTCTGCGTCAGCTCGTCCTCGTTGAGGCCGAAACCGTCGTGGAAGGCACCCCACACGTACTTGGCCTGCTGCAGCGTGCGCTTGCGGTTGTACGTGACCTGTGAGTCGCCGAAATACGACTGGAAGTTGGAGTCGTTCTGGTACCGGAGCTGCTCGACGACGTACTGCAGTCCGCCCGTGTACTCTTTCTTCTCGGCCATCAGCATCTTGATGAGCGGCCGATTGATGTTGTAGTTATCAATCGGGTCGTTCTTCAAGAAGTAGTTGATAGCCGCGTTGCCCGCGTATGCGAGCTGTTCGCTGTTGAAAGGCATCTGCCTACTCCTTCAAAGGGTTGTGGATTGAACCACCGGCCTTTGAGGGACACGACGCCTCGTACAGTGTCTACCGGGCGCGACTCCGGCGTGCAGCTAGGTCAGTCGTCACCAGTGTAGACGGGCTGGCACGCTTTTTGCAACAGGTGAGGACGCGCCTCCGGTTCTGTGAGCAAGATCACGCCGTCGCCGACCTGGTCCTGCGGGTGCAGGAAGATCGGCCGTGTGGTCGTGTAGGGCTTCCCCGGCATCAGCGCGGCGTGCTCTTTCGGCTTGAATACGGGAAGCACATCATCCGGGTTGAACACCTTCCAGAACCGGCGCATGGGAGTCCCATCGAACACGCGAACCTGAGAGTTCTTGCAGAACTCGACGGTGTGCTCGGTGCTGACGCGGATGTTTTCTCCGTTGGGGAGAGTGCGCCGCTTCCAGTCCGGCGGCGACTCGCCCCAGAAGTACTTCTCCGCCGAGCACCAGCGGTCAAGTCCGACAACCACAACGGGATGACCACCGAGAAGAACAGCGACGCATACAGCAGCCAGGCCGGAATCTCCGTTGAAGTCCCATCGAGGGAGTCGGTAGTCGGCCCAGGACCAGCGGTTGACGTGTACGGGTGAGTACTCTTTGAGCGCATCGTCCATCCTCGTGCGGGTGCTGCCGAAGAACCAGTCGCAGCTCACCACGTAGTCGACCTTGAAGCGAGATTGCTTGTAGCCGTGTTGGTTCGCGCTGATGACGCAGGCCGGGTAGTCGACCGGAATCTTGTCGAGATCGCGCGCGACGCTCGGGCCACCGCAGATCACCAGGATCGGCTTGCCGTAGTAGCGCGGGACCAAATCGCAGAACAGGCGTTTCAAATGCCCTCCACGCCGCTATCTTCGTCGCCGGGCTCGCACTCGCAGCAGTTACTGCTGCACTCGCCGCACCACCCGCACAGGTCTGCCATGCGGTCGCATCCCGAGCACCACCAGTGCGTTTGAACGCACAGCAGCCTCGAGACGAGCACGCGCACTGCCGAGAACCTTGACGACAGCTTCACGGCGTTTCTTGCACCCCTTACATGCCATCGAGCGCCTGGTCGATTGCCTCACGCGCGGTCTTCGGACCGGACTGAACGCCACCGCTCCCGGCGGGCGGCTTCGGACGAAGCGGTTGCGGGCGGTTCGCCGGAGGGGCGCCGCCGGGAGCAGGGGGTTTCGGAGTAGCTGCAGCAGAGATCTTCAGCTTCTCGTAGTGGTTGAGGAAGACGCCCTTCCAGTGCTTCGGGTCGAGCTGCTTGAACAGGTCGGCCAGGATCGGCACCAGGATGTCGTACTTCGCGTTGAACACGGCGTCGCCATCGCGCTTGCGCAGCTCGCCATCGAGCGCATCGAGCGCCGACTTGCCTTCCTCTGACGCGCGGGTGTCTGCGTCCTTCTGCTCCTGCGCGGTGCGCGTCTGGACCGCCGCGGTGGAACCCGCAGCCGCCACCGCGCGAGCGACCGCCAGCTCGTGCGCGCGATTGACCGTGATCTTGCCGTCGCGCACTTCCTGGATCAGGTCTTCGTTGCCCCTCTCACGCAGCAGGTTGACCTCTGGGATCGGCTTGCCCATGCGGATGCACAGGCCCCGCAGCTCGCCCTTCAGCAGGTTGTAGGCTGCGTCCAGCGACTTCGGATCGCTGGATGTGTGCGCCGCCTTCATGTACGTGACCATCGCCGCGAACTCGTCTGGTGAGGCGCCGGTACCCTGGATCATGCCGAACAGCGCGTTGTGCTGCTCCACCAGGGCCGTCTGCGCTTTCACCGTGTCGATGAGCGCCTGCATGCGCTTCGCAGTCGCTTCCTTGAGATCCTTCGGGATCGGGTCGTTGACCGGGTCAGCTTCCTTGGCCGCGGCAGCCGCCTTCTTCTCCTCGTGAGCCTTCTTCTCCTCGGGAGTCATCTCGCGGAAGCGTCCGTCGGCGCCGCGCACCTGCCCCTTCTCGGCGGCCTCGGCGTCTTCGGCGGCCGTCTTCTCGGCGGCCGCGTCGATCTCGGCCTGCTTCTCCTCGGGAGTCAGCTCGGCCTTCGGCGTTACCTTCTTGGGACCCGCACCGGAAATCGCAGCGTCGATGGCTTCGGACAGGGACGGCTTTTCGCCGCCATCCTGACCAGGTTGTGGCGCATCGTCAGCAGATTCCGGCGGCGTTACCTGTTGGTCTTCGGCAGCCGGAACGGGCTGTTCATCTTCCAGCTCTGTGTTGGTCTCGTCGGTCACGGGTGGTCTCCATCGTTGTTAGGCCATCTTGCCCTGCGTGTGCGGGGCGGCTTTGGGCTCGGGAAGTGGTTCCGGCATTCCGGGGTGCGGAGGCGGCAGCTCTCCGTCCGGCGGCGCGAGGCCGGCGTGCGCCATCGCGGTCGGCGGCGCGCCGCCAGTAGCGAGGACAGCTTCCGGCGGCAAGCCGGCGGCCTTCGCGCCGATGGCGGCGGCGTCGAGCGGCGGCAGCTCTCCCTTGAGGCTGACGCTGACTGCCGGCGGAGGCGGCGGGGGCGGCGGCTGCGGAGGCGGCGGAGTCGTCGGGATGAACTCGTCGATGTCGAGGCGGTCGTCCATGCGATGCAGCGACTCGCGCAGCAGGTTCTCGAGAGCCTGCGCGAGCGGCGGATCGGACGGCTGCACCTGGCGGATCTGCACGATGAGCTTCTGCAGCAGCGGCAGGATCGTCGCCCAGTTGGCCTTGTCGGCCGCGAGATTCGGCTTTCCCGTGGTGCCCGCGGTGATGTCCACGTCCACCATCGTCAGCACGTCCTGCACGTCCATGCCATAGGGCCAGAAGGCGTTGCCGCCGGCGATGCGCTGCGCGACCGGACCAGGGATCTCCTGGATCGCGGTCTCGGCGGTGTACTCGGCGAGATCGGTCAGCATGTCCTCGAGCGAGTCGCGATCCGCGCTCGTGCGCGAAGCGAAGCCGGTCTGCTGGATCTGCGCCTCGGTGGCGGTCTTCGGCTGCTGCGACACGGTCTGCTGCAGCGCCTCCTGCACACCGGAGAGCGATTCCATGTCCTGGCGGATGACGCTGGTATCCCACAGCCGCACGTCGATTGTCGGCAGCGGCTTCACCATCACCGCGTTCTGGATCGGCATGTTGATGTCGGTCAGCTTGAGCCCGACCATCTCAGCGATGACGCTGACCTCGAGTTTCTTCGCGTCCTCGGGCGACATCAGGCCGGAGTTGAAGATCAGGCCGGGGATCGAGCGCTCGCGCGTGAGGCGCTGGTTCGAGCGGCACGCAGCGTACTCGTCCTGCAGCTTGCGCAGCCGCCAGGAGAGCGACTGCGGGTGACGGTGTCCATCGACCTCGAAGAAGGCGAGGCCGAAGTACGGATAGAAGCGGTTGCTCGCCTGCGGCGGGATGTACGGCTCGACCGCCCAGCGGTCCATGCCGTCGACGAACGTCTTGACGTGCCCGTCGCGGCGATCCCAGAACTCCACCACCTTTGCGAACTCGGTCGGCTTCGCGCCGCTCATCACGAGCGAGGGCGCGGTCTTGCTGTAGTTGCCGTCCGCGGCTTCCTCGCCGGTGGCAGCCTGCAGCACGTCGCCCTTCGCGTTCGCCGGGATGTTCTTCTGGTAGTAGACAATCGCGCGCTGGACATCTTCTTCCTCGAGCACGGGGAAGCGGGTGCGCAGCGCGGTGCGCGGGATGTAGATGTCCTCGGACATCCAATCCGCGTCGCGGTAGTCCATCACGTTCGACACGTCGAGCGACACCTGCATGTCCTCGGCGCGCACGAAGTCGTAGTTGAGCCCGGCTTCGGTATTCTTGAGGAGCTTCGAGCGCAGGTCTCCGATCAGGTTGGTGATCTTCTCCTGCTGCAGCACGAGATCGTTCGGGTCGGAGTTCGTGTCCTTCAGCTCGGCGACTGCCGCCTGCAGCGCCATCGTCTGCTGCTCGGCGTCGTACAGCGCCTTCTCCACCTGCGGCTGCGGGCGCTTGCGTGACCACATGAGCCCCTTCGACCAGCCGATGCCGATGGAGAGCACCGAGCGAACCTGCCGGCGCACGCCGCGCTTCATCTTCGCCAGGTGCCAGAGCTTGGAGATCATCAGCTCCATCGTCTGCGCGAACGCCTGCGCGTCCTGGTCGTTCGCCGACTGCTGTTGCTGCTGAGGCGGAGCGTTGGGGTCCTGCAGCGGCTTGACCTTCTCCGCGGGCTTGCAGCTCACGTCGGGGTTCTGCGCGTACAGGAAGCTCGTCATGATGTCGATGAACGAGCCGATGAGGTTGGCGTCTGACGCCCACGACGGATCGGAGAGCCCGGCCGCGTACTTGCGGTCCGAGGCGTAAGTCATGCGAGCGGGCTTGTCGAAATCGCGCGCGGCCTCATACTCGGCCTGCAGCGCTTTGACCAGCTTGCGCTCTTTCTCGCGCTGCTTTTCCTTGTCCTCCTGGGTTGATGCTTCGTCGACGCCGGCGTTCACCGCGTCGAGCGCGCCGTTCGGAGACGACGCTTCACCGGCGCCATCGGAGCCGATGTCACCAATCAGGTCTGCGCCATCGCCGCCAGTTGCCGAGTCAGCCACTTATGCCTCGTCCGCTTCGGAGACGCCTTTGCTGACGGCATCGAGCGCGCCCTTCGGCGTCGCCCCCTTGGGAGCCGGTGTGCCCGCGGCCTTCGGCTTCACGCCGAGCTTGCGGAGCTGAATGCCGACGCGAAGGCTCTTGCCGCCGCCGTCACTGTCCTGCATGTCGACGGAGTGGACGTGGCCCTGACCGAGCACATGGAACACGTCGCCGACCTTCGGGGTACCCGCGACGCCGAGCTTGTCGAGCGCATCCTGATCGAGCGAGATGCGGTGATCGTAGCTGTACGGGTCAGGACTGATTTTCCCGACGTTCTTTGGGGACAGCGACTCCTTCGGTCGCTTCATGTCCACCATCTTGACGCCTGCGACATCGGTCATGGGAAACCTCGCGTTGGTGCGCCCCAGTATAGGGTCTGGCACGATTCTTGCACAACTGTTACCTGTATCTCACTTTGGGTCCCTTGTCGGGTTCCCACTCGAGCCACTCGACGCTGAAAGGCTTGATTCCGCGCTTGCGCTCGAGCGCCGGGTTCGCCGGCGGATGGTACTGATCGAGGCCGCGGCCGGCGAGGCCGCACACGTCCGCCGCGTCGTCCCAGCGGCCGGCAGGCATCGCGAGGAGCTGCTGGATCACGCGCTCCGCCCACGGCGCGCGCCGCGGGAACCAGACTTTGCCGATTGCTGCGCGGCCTTGGAAAGCAGCAAGTTTCGCAGTTTTGTCCTGCATCGACGGCAGGGAACGAAGGTCGAGGAAGATGCGGCGGCCGCCTTCTTGTTGGGCGCGAGCGTTCCAATCACGGATTCCAACAGTGATGAGTGGGCGCACCGCTTTGTCGATGACGCCTCCTTCGTTAAAGCCCAGATGAATGCCGTGACGGTCAACCAAAGTGAGTAATTGATTGACTCCTTCGCCGGTGTTGCACTGCTTGAACCACCAGTCGAGCGCGTAGAGGTCGTCCGTAGACGAGAGCCCCCAGATGCCGTGTTCCGTGAAGTCATTGCGTCCCTCCGTTACCGCGAAATCCGAGCAGACGATCTTCGAGAGCGCCACGTCGGTCGGCAGGTCGTCGTAGTAGCGCACCATCTCGCGCGTGAACTGCCCCGAGCCCTGCGGCGTCGGGCGCTGCTGATAGAGGCTCGACCAGGTGCGCTGTCGCGTCGGGCCTTCGCCGTTCTCGAACATCTGCCAGTGCTTGATCGGGTAGTACTCGGGCCAGATGTACTCGCCGATCTGCCGATTGAGCGGGTCATCCAGGTGCTCGCACTTCGCCGGGAGATTCAGGACCTCCCAATCGAGCCCGTCGCGGCAGGTGATCATGCCGCTCTGGCCCTTGTAGTCCATCGGCAGGATCTCGCCGGCCAGATCCTGCTCGTTCCAGCGAGTCATGATCAGGATGAGCCACGCGCCAGGCAGCAAGCGCGTCAGCAGGTCGTCCTGGTAAGCATCGAGCGTCTTCTTGCGTACCGCGGGCGAGTCCGCCTCCTCGCGGCCGGCGACCGGGTCGTCGACGATGGCCCCGTTGGCGCGGTTTCCAGTGATACCGGCGGTCAAGCCCGCGGCCAGCAGCTCGGACCCGTTGCTCAGCGTCCACTCGGGGTCGGCATCTTTCATAACCTCGAGGTCTGCACCAAAAATCGAGCGGTAAGCGGGTGAAGACGCGATTTGACGAGCACGGCGGCTCTGCCGGTAGGCCAGGAGGCTCGCGTAGGAGGTCAGGATGATGCGCTGGCGCCTCTTGCGGCCCATCGCGAACGGCGGCACGACCACGCTGATGTAGGTCGACTTCGCCGTGCCCGGCGGCGCCATGATCAGTGCGCGTCCGAACGGCCTGTTGATCGTTCGTTCAGCAACCGCCAGGATCGCGGCGTGATGTAACGGCATGAGCGATGCCGCCGGACCCATGATGTCCTCGTCCGGCTCGAGCGCGGGGTTGGGGTTGGTCGGGATGTCGATGTTGAGCGCGAAGGAGTGCAGCGAGGTCTCCGCGCGGCGCCGACGGATCAGCTCTCGGGCGATGTGTACCGGGATATTAGCCCTCGGCAACGACACGCTGCAGCTCCTCCATCGTCATCGAGCCGAGCGCCTCCTTGCCCTCCGCTGTCGGTGTCAGGTTCGCCACGACCTGCGCGGCTTTGAGGCGCGGCATGACGAACTCGGTCAGCTCCATGAGGAGTTGGATCGCGCGCGCCGGGTCACGCTCGGCGACCTGATCGAGCCAGCCGCTGACCTTGCTGACGTTGCCCTGCATCAGGTCGTTGAGCGCGACGTGGAAGCGCGCCTTGGCGACTGCCGTGGCCTCGCGCGGCGTCAAGCCGCCGGGCAGGCCAGTCCGCAGCAATTTCTGCTCCGGCGTCAGGTGCCCGATCAGGTCCTTCGGCTTCAGGTCGAACTCACCCTTCATGCACGCCCCGCCAGTGTGGGTTCCAGTCGGCGACCACGTCGTGCGGCCGCGGCTCTCCGTCGAAGAATACCAGATCGCACTCCGGCGGCAGCGGCTCGCAACTCTGGTGCAGGTCGTGCTTGTAGCTCAGCACGCGACCCGGCAGTACTTCGTCCCAGCCGAGCCAGTCGCCGGCCGGCAGGTAGTGGTGCATCCAGTGCTCGTCCGTCACTTTGGGGCCAGCAACGGGGTGCATGAACGGAGGGCCTTTGGAGCCGTGAGGGAAGTCGCGCCAAATGCGCGCGCTCGCGGTGCCGGTGCGGAAGCTGAAGACACCAGATCCTGCGTGGGTTCGGAAGGCTGCATCCCGAATGTAGATGGGTCTTTCCAGGTCAACAGCCAGAATTTGGTCGAGTCTTCGCACGACCGTGTCGAGGTCCAGGACGAGGACTCTTGATCCCAGCGGAAAGTTTGAAGGCGCAAAGGCATAGAGCTTTCCCCACCAGCCGGGCAGCCAGGGCGGCAGATACCGCGTGACGATGCCAGGAATCTCGCGATCCGTGAAGCACACGAAGGAGGCGCGGTCCTTCACCGGGAACGCGGCCTGCACCATCGCGTTCAGCTTGCGCACGTAGGTGATGCCGAGGTCCGGCCGGTTCTGCGGCCACTCGCCCGACAGCACCGTCACGATGAACGTGTCGCGCAGGTCCTCGATGCGTGCGTCGATCTCGCCCTGCACCGCCTCTCGAACCACTTTGTTGATCGGATCACTCACGTTGCAGCTCCTGTGCGATGCGTTCGAGCCAGCGGCCGAGGCGTGCTCTCCACGACATGCGTGGAGGCGGTGTGTAGTCGACCGTCAGCGTCTTGAGGAGCGGCCGCTTGCCTTCCTCGAGCATCTCAAACTGCGCGAACGCCTGGCGGTATGCTCCTTCGCGCACCGACGCGCGGAACGCATCGCGCTCTGCTGTCGGCGTGTCGCACACCGCCGGCGGCTTGCTCGGCCACGTCACGTTGAACACGAAGCCGTCAACGAACTCCTGCCACTTAGACGCCACTGGCGACTCTCCCTGCTGTCACGAGCGGCGCAGGCGCATCGAGGATGCCGCGCCAGAACGGGTTCCAGCGCTGCACGACTTCGTGCGGCCGCGGCCGCCCGTGGAAGTAGACGACCTTCGCCGCGCGCGCAGCTTCCGCCGTCAGCGTATCCGCAGCGAGCGAGCCGTCGCGCCGACGCAGCCCCATGATCTGGTACTTGTACGAGAGGAACGCTTCCGGCAGCAGATCCTGCCAGGCGTACCAGTCGTCCCACATCGTGTAGTGGTGCAGCCAGTGCTCATCCGTGCGGATACTGACCGTCGGGCTCGTCTCGCGCATCGGGAAGTGCCGCGGGTTCGGGTGCGTGAAGGGCGGCCGGCGCCCGATCCACTTCTCGAAGTCGTGCCAGATGCGGTAGGTGGCCGTTGAGACGCGCCACGACATCACGCCGCTCGCCGGCATGTGCTTGGCCCACACATCCCGCAGCATCACGATCTTGTCGACCGGAACCTCGAGCAGCCCCTTGAGCGGCCCGACAATCGCCGTGTCGAGATCGAAGTACAGCACGCGCGCGCCGAGCGGGAACGCCTCCGGCGCGAAGCAGTAGAGCTTGTTGAAGAAGCTGAAAATGCCGTGCGGGATCGGCCGCGTCGGCACGCCGTCGATGCTCTGGCGGTCGGTGAAGCACACGAAGCGCCACGGGATGCCGACCGGCATGTAGCGGCCGACCATCTCGTAGAGGCACTGCACGTAATGCGCACCGAGGTCGGGGCATCGCCGTCGAACTTCCGCCGAGGCGCCGGGCCAATCACCGGAGAGCACGCAGGCGATGTACGTCATGCCCGGCGGCTCGGGGAAGTCCTCAAGAGCGTTGACCGGCTTGTCGCCGATGCTCGGAGCCGCGACGCACCCAGGCGGTGGCGGCCCCATCTTGTTCGGGTCGATCATACGCTGCACACCATGCGCTGCTTGTAGTTCGTCACCCAGCCGTCGCTCGTCGGAAGCTGCTGCCAGCCGATCTTGTAGGCGCGGCCGAACAGCCAGGTGCCGGTCTTCAGCGGCGGGACGGCGGAGCTGCGCCACGTCAGGTAATTGAGCCCCGCGGCGAAGTTGCGCTGGTTCCAGAGGAACGCCTGCCAGGCAGAGAACGACGGATTTGCCTGCGGCCTCGCGAAGAAGCCGCTCACTCCGTCCTCGGGGTTGCCGAAGACCGAGTTGGGCAGCCACGTCCACTCATCTACGAGCGCGCGACCTGGCAGCGGTTTGATCGAGGTAACTGTGATGCTCCACGCTTTGGTCGCGCACGCGACGGCGAGCGGCAGCGCGCTCACGACGCGCAGCACGAGGGACGCGATCTGCCAGAGACTCCACTGTACCCACGGGTTCATGTTAGTTGCTCCTGTTGCGTTTGCCGCCCTTGAGCTTGCCGCTGACCTTGTCCTTGCGCTCGAGCGCAGGGAGGATGATGAGCTTGCCTTGGCTGAGATCCATCGCGCCCTTCGGGCCTTCGTCCATCTCGGCGGCCGCCTGCGCCAGCTCCTTGTCCAGCTCGGTCGTGTCGACCTTCATGCCGATCATCGACTTCAGCACCTTGCCGATTTCCTCGGCGATGCGCGCGTCGCGGTACGTGAGCCCGGCGGTCGTCACGCCCTCGCCGCCGTCGTTACCCTCGCGGCGGAAGATCAGGATGCCCTGGGTCGCCCCGTGCATGGCGCAGAGCTTGGCGACCATCTCGTAGGGGATCTCGCGGAACGGGGGGAGATTGCCTCTCATGTTTCGATGTCTCCGTCTTTGTGTTCAGGCTTCGGCGCGTCCTCGAGCTTCGGCAGCGGCACGCACAGGCCAATCCGCTTCGTGCCCTCCTCTTTCGGCAGCTCCTTGAGGAACGCCTGCGCGAACTGGCTGCATACCTCGGCGTCGGCGAAGTGCCCAGGCGCCACGTCGGCGATATGCGGCACGCCGTTGACGTACTGCACGATAACCAGAATGAATCCCCGGATGTTCATGCTCCCTCCCGGTGGTGGAGGGCGATGTCGTTGCCGTTGGTCCGCCACTGTTTGTAACCGAGGTTCTTCATCACCGTTACCAGGTCCTTGTGCGAGCGCCCGTAGCGCGCGGCGCACTCGTTCGACTCGAGGATGATCAGCGGGCGCTGGCGCTGGATGTGATCGACCGCTCCCTCGAGCGCTTCGATCTCGTATCCTTCCACGTCGAGCTGCAACAGGTCGAGCGAGAGAAGTTGCAGCCAGTCGAGCGGCATCACGTCGCATGCGCTGTACTCGCCCTTCTTCGGGATCTCGTTGTCCGGTGTCACGTAGCTCGCGCCGCAGTTGAGCCCGTTGTGCTCGATGGTCGCGACGCGGTGCGTCGCACCGAGCGCCTTGTGGCACGCGGTGACGTTGCTGTAACCCTCAAGGTTACGCAGCAGGCACGGCCAGTTGAGCGGGTCCGGCTCGAAGGTGAGCACCTTCTTGAAGTACTGCGCGAACATTTTGGGGAACATCCCGACGTTGCCGCCGGCCTGCACCGCGGTGTGCATCTCGCGCCCCGGCCACAGCTCCTTGAACCACTCGCAGTAGAGCCGCGCGTGGCTCTCCTGCAGCGCCACCCAGAAGTTGGCGTTCTGGTTGGGGTACCCGCCGTTGCCGGCGTCCTCCGTCGGAAAGTAGTAACCGGCCTGGAAGTTCACGGGCGGTACGCCGGCTCGATCTCAACGATGAGGCGATGCTGCACGCCGTTGTCGTAGCTGTACTTCCTCACCGGCACTCGGCAGTCGAGGTTGCCCAGCCGCTGCGTGACCATCACATCGGGCGGTGCATCGCGCATCGCCTTGACGATCTTGTCGAGGCGCTCCACGTCGCCCTTCAGCCGCACGTTCTCGTTCTTGGCGTGGCGCAGCTCATCGTTCAGGCGCGCGCGGGTCTCGAGCAGCGCTTCGCGGTCCGCCACGAGCGAACGAATCTTGCAGCGGTCGCACTGACAGTTCTCGCAGTATCCGGTTTGTGTGATTTCGCTCATCGGAGTAGCGGGTCCTCTGCGGGTGGTGTTGGAAGTTGGATGTTAGATTCGAGCGCGGCGATTCTCGCTTCGAGCGCTGCGATCCTGGCGCGGATCGCGAACGGCTTGCCGCCGCGGTGCGCCTGGGCCGCTTCTCGCGCGCAGCGCACGCAGGCGCCGCTCGAGTCGTAGCGCAGCGTGTGCTGACACACACGGCACGGTTTTCCTTCGTGGGTTGCGGCTGGCATCTCGAATTCAGCGTAGTGCCTGGCGAGCACTAACGGCAAGGACAAACGTTAAAAGTGTGATGCGCGTAGCAAAACGTTGAAAAGCTGGTCGCGTAGCAGTCGTTGGGGCCACCCCGTTTAAGCGGCCCGCTGTTCCCAGGAAATCCCCCCTCCCCCGTCTGCGAGCGCCCCGTCAGTGCGCGTGCCGCCTTGGCGCGGTCAGCGGTGCGCATTATGGCAAACGCGGCGAGCTGGCAGCGTTGAACGGTCATTCAACCAAGGCCGTCAGCGCTGCGCGAGCGTTGAATGAGCGTTCAACGGACAGCGATTTGCAGTAGCGAGAAACGTTGCCCGGCCAGTCGCGATTTAGACTCAGTCCAGCTTGGCACGCTTTTTGCGTCGTGACACTTCCGCCAAATCGTCAGGCGATTGTCAGGTTTCTTTACACTGTCGTTTCAAGCGCTTGCGCTCACTCCTGACACCCTGACGCTTCTGACACTTCTCACTTATGCGACTGATAACACAGGGGTACACACCGGGGGAGAGGAGTAATATACGCGGGAGAGAGGACAATGCTTTCGCTGTCAGAAAGTCAGACGACAGTGCAACGTTTGTCACATTGTGCCCTAGAGCGTCACTTAGTGCCGAAAAGTTTAACACTACCCTTGACCTGCTCTCAGTCAATTCAATGACTTGCGAGCTGGCACAACGTTTGCATTATTCTCGCATGCGCGCGAGTGCGCGCGGATCGACAACCGGGAGCAGCGCCCATGCCCACCAAGTTCAGCGACACCGTCAAGGGGACGCCCGAGCGCCCCTATGTGCTCACGCACAGGCAGACCGGCGAGCGGTACGGGTACAGCGAGAAAGCGCTAGCGCGCACCCGCGACATGTACCGCCGCGTCGGCGAGCGTCTTGAGGCGCACTACACAATCGCAAAGGAGTACGAGCCGTCATGACCACAACCGAATTTCTCGCCGCCTACAACCGGGCCGGGTTCTGCACCCCGCTCCTACCCTTCATGCCGGAAGCCTTCAGGGCGCCGGAGAGCGTGACCATTCAATCTTTCCTAGGCGGCGACGTGGTAGTCGCCGACAGCGCTTTCCCGGTGCGTGTGCCTTGGGGCGAGGAGTCAGCGCTTTGATCTGCCGGTGCAGCGCGTGCGGCGAGTACTACGACACGCGCTTTCCCGTTCTCAAGCTGCACGCGAGCGGCGCGTGCCGCACCCTTTTTAACATCGGCGGCGCGTTGGTGGCGCCTGTCGTCGGTGCATCCAACAGCCACCACGGAGATTGCAAGATGTACGTCTATCGTAAGGAGTCTGAGGGTTCCTTCGCCGTTGGGTACTTCGATCCCAACGGGGAGTGGAAGGTCGCGAGCCGCCACAACACGCGCAATGCCGCACAGCGCCGCGTCAACTACCTGAACGGCGGCACGGGCGGATCGCCGCCCCCGGTCAACGACAGCGTAACGGGGGGACGCGATAGCTAACCCCGCAGGGTTATGAGCGCATGCACGTTGGCAACAGCGTGCATGCCTGATAACCAAGCAGAGGAGTTGACGACGATGACACCCGCAGTATTTGGAGTCCTGCGGCGCGCGATCACAGCGTGCCGCTTGCGCGTTTGGAACCGCGACCGAGGGCGCGACGCTTACTACTTCCAGCGTCGAGAGGACGAGTCGAGCGGCCCGCTGCTCGCGGTCACGGACGCCGAGCGCGAGGCTTTTAACTTCGATAACCCGACGCACGTTGTAGTGAGCGGCGGGACGCTCGAATTTTTCGACAGCGAGCCGAGCTGTTGCGAGCACTGCGACGAGTGGGCGCCGCTCGACGGGTTCGCGGAGGTTCATAGGCTTGGGAGCCGTGGCAATCATAGCGTCGTCGGTACGGAAATGTGGTGCGAGCACTGTCAGATCGCCGACGCCACGCGCACAGAATCGGACGACGAGCTGTGGCGCGACTCCGACGTGGTAAGCGTCGACGGCGGCAACCGGATTGTTTCTGTCCCCTACGCTCGCGACCACTACTACCAGGACAGCGACGGCGATTGGCACAGCGAACCGCCGGGGGATTACGAAACCGACGACGCCGACGCGGAGGACTCCGGCGCGCTCTATCCCTACGGCACCAACATCTTAGGCAAGCTCGACTGGCCGGAGAACGCAAAGCGCGAGGCGCTCGTTTTCGGCGTCGAGCTGGAAGTCGAGCCAGTCGATTACAACACGCACGATCAAATCGAGCTGGCGCGCGCGCTTGGCGGACGGCGCGGCGATGGTTATATCCTCGCGGCGGACGGTTCACTCGAATACGGCGTGGAAATCATCACGCTCCCGCAGACGCTTGAGCAGCATCACACGGGCGCCGTGGTTCACTGGCGCGAAATCACAAAGCGCCTCGCGGAGAAGAAAGCGCGCAGTGGCCAAGGCACCGACAGGTGCGGCATGCACGTTCACATCAACAAACGCGCGCTGTCGGCGCTCACAGTCGGCAAGATGCTTGTCTGTGTGAACAGCGACGAAATGCGCCCGCTCGTTGAGCTGGTAGCGCAGCGCTCCGAATCGCAGTATGCGCAGCGCAAGCCGAAGAAATTCACGGACGCACTCGCCGACGACGGCACGCACTACGACGCGCTCAACATCAGCACGGAGCATGACACGCTTGAGCTGCGAATCTTTCGCGGCAACACGCGCTATTCGCGCGTCATGAAAAATCTGGAATTTGCGCACGCGCTGTGCATCTACTGCCGGGACGCGAGCATGCAAGACGTAACTAAGCCTGAGCTGATGCGCGCTTGGATTTGCGCGCGGCCCGCGATCTACCCGCATCTGTCCAAGTACCTTACCGAACGCACCGAGGACTAACCAACATGTGCCTTATCGCATTTGTTCCAAAGGGCGCGGCGATCCCGCGCGACATTTTCAATCACGCTGGCCGGATCAACGACGATGGCTACGGCGTGATGAGCGTAGAGCGTGGCGTCGAGCGCTTTTACGGGCGCAAGGCGAAGAAACGCGCCCGGCGCTACTCTGAGCTGTTGAGCGGCGAAGGCATCCCGCACGCGGTGCATATGCGCTACGCGACGCACGGGCGCCCATCGCTTGAGCTGTGCCACCCGTTCACTACCAAAGGCGAACACCCGGCGCACGTCATGCACAACGGTGTGTTGCATGAGCTGACAGCGTTCACTAGCGCCACGGAGAGTGACACATCGCTCTTTGTCGACATGCTCGATGACGTGCCCGCGCCTGTCGCCCCAGGTGAGGACTCGCCTTACTGGGGGATGGTGCGCGAGCTGATCGGCACCGATAACCGTATGGTCGTGCTGCACGGGGAGAGCTTCTTTATCCTCAACGAGAAGCAAGGCACATGGCGCGACGGTGTTTGGTACTCCAACGCCTACAGCTTGCCGCACACCTACGACGACAGCGGATGGGATGATTGGCTCGCCAAGCGTCGCGAGAGCGCGCTTATCCCGTTCAATGAGCCGTACAACACGCCAGTCGGACAGACGTACGACTTGCGGCCCGAGTCCACCGCAGGCGATTACGGGTACGCCATCGGCAAGCGCTATAACCCGGTGTTGCTGCGGTGGGAGTACCCGCACGACAAGGTGCCGATGCCGAGCGGCCCGACGCTCGATGCGGACCCGCTGACGATTGACGAGCTGCGGATGCTGCGCGAGCTGGACATGGCCGACGACTACTACGACGCCGACCACGACACGCGAGCCACCATGCGCGCGGAACTGCGCGCCATGATGACGCCCGACGATGAGGATTACGCACTGAGCGAAGCAGAGTCGGAAGGCATGTTGCCCGCGTGGGGAACTGTTAGGGAGAGCGAGTAACCATGACACACGGAACATGCAACACGCCGAGCGCTGCCGCCCTTTGGGCAGCGCTCGCGCTGATTCTCACCGGCGCACCCGCCGTTATCATCTGCCTGATCTGGGAGGTTTCGCGTCATGCCTAGCGAGCGTAGGACTTTCGGCTTTCAGAACGGATGCACCTGCGACGATTGCGCGGGCATCCAAACGTGGTTGCGGCAAGTTGTCGGGCGGGAAATTTTCTCTCGCTTCTCGCATCGCGGCGACATTGAAGTCCGCGAAGATGTGCTCACCTACGAGACACAGCCGCCAATGGTCTCGCATCTGCAATTGCGCGACCGCACGAGCGGAGATATTTTCGAGTGGTACAGTTCGCCGGGCGCGAGAGTTGAACCCTACAGCGGCGGACAGTATGGGTTAAGTCTCTATCCGTCGCGAGCGCAACTACCGTCGGGTCTCTACGCGAGCGGCGCTGAAGCGGTCGCGCATGCGCTTGGCACGCCGCCGCGCCGCGTTCGCCGCTCACGCGCCCCGTGGCGCGCAAACGTCGACGTTGCCATGCCGCTCCCGGAGTAACCATGCCAGCAGCATCAACACACGACTTCCCGGTGTGCCCGCCGCAAGCGGTGCAGGTGCGCTCGCTGCCGAACGGACGCGAGCTGTGGCGCACCCGCGCGTGTCGCCCCGAGCGGTGGCATTACCGCGAGAATCGGTGCAATTGCCGAATCGCGGAGCGCTTCCGTTTTGAGGATTTCGTGAGCGTGCGCCAGTGGCGCGTCGATCCGGTGGCCGAACCGCCACCGCGCCAGTCGCGTCCGCCGCAGGTTCCGATTCGCTATATGGACACGCCGATTGTACTTGCCGACGTGGTGGACGCGGTAAGTCCGCGCCTCACCTGGAATGTCTACAGAGATTACTTTAACGGACCACCGCCCGCGCCGGAGCCGCGAACCGGCACGGAGATCGCGCAGCGAGCGTGGCGCACAGTAGACGACTACGCTGCGCGCATGCAGGAAGAAATGATCCGCTCGCTGCGCTTGTCGCCATCGGTTTACGAGCGTTACGCTATGAAACCGCGTAAGCGCAAATGGCGCGAAGTTACCCCCATGCCGCTACCCGGAGATTGAGCTTATGACCTACCTGACGCTGATCGCGGTCGCGCTGCTTGTCGGCGCTCCGCTGTGTTGGTTCCTGAATACGTGGCGCCGCGTGCGCGGTGCGCTGCCCGTGCGGTGGCGCCCGTGATCCGCGCGCTGCTGGCTGTACTCCTCGCCGCCGTCACGGGATGCAGCGCTTTTGATGAAACGGACTGCGCTAACTATCAGGATCACTTAACGACGTATCGACTTTGTTTGCAGGACGCGCACTGCCGACTCACCGCCAATGAGTACCACGACTACCTGTGGATGCTCGATCACGCGAAACGAGTATGCCATGACTACCCTTAGCGCAATGCCCGACTGGGTGCCCGGCGCCTACATCCGCACCGACGTTGTGCGCGCTGTGCGCCGCTGGTGGCAGCGCTCCGCGCCGGTTCACGTCATGCGCACCTGCGAGCGGTGGAGCGCCTTACCGTGAGGCGCCGCCGCGATCTTAGGCCCCGCACCGCTCGCGACGTTGAGCGCGATTTGCAGCGCTGCGACGCGGAGCTTATGAACGCCCCGCGCCCCTCGCGTCAGTTCCGCTCGCTTGTGCTGCGCCGACAGGCGCTCGCGCTCGAGCTGGCGCTTACTACGGGCGCGCTTTCGATGGGGAGTCTTTAGTTTCCGGTCGATAACTACTCCGTTCGGTACCGCACATACGGCGTGTCGCCAGACTGTTAGGCTTCGCGCTGTTAGATGTTAGAAAACCAGTAACGGAGGATTTGTCTATGGATATTGAAGCAAAAGGCTATGTAGCCACCCCGAAGGACGTGGACGCGCTGACGCGCTCGCTTTTGAGCGCCGAGCAGGCGCTGTCAGGAGGGCGCACAACGTATATGCGTGCGCTCATCGCCACGACGCAGAAGGATCTAGGCGTGGCGCTGCGCGTGCGGACGCCTCGCAAGATCCCGCGTCTGACGCCCGAGGAAACGCTCGTGCAAATGGACGCGCTGACGGCCACGCACGAGCGTTTCTACGCGGTCGTGTTGAAGGTGTGCGCGGAGGACGGCGCCAAGAGCCGTGAGCTTAACCGGCGCAGTAACTTCGCTCGCACGGCGCTCTATGCCGTAAGGACGTGGACGCGCGCAGGCAATGACCTGACGGCACTCGCGGCTGGCCGCGTGACAAAGGCATCGCTGCGTGTCACTGGGCGCAAGAGCGCGAAGCCGCCGAGTCCGGCGCGTCTGCGCAGTCGCGTTGAGCGCGACTGTAAGCGCGTCATGGCGTCGATCCTGGCGCTGGCTGAGACGGACAGAGATAAAGCCCGCGTCGAGGTCCGCGCGCTCCTTGCGCAACTTGAGGCGCTCGAAGGCACGGCGACACTTCGCCGCGCAATTCGCCCGGCAACGGGAGAGGCGCAACATAACGGTGCGTAGTGCCCGCTAGGCACTCTAGGGGCCGCGCCTCTTGCGCGGCCCTTTTCTTTGGGGTACGTTCTGCGCTCATATGGCTGCTGCGTTCGCGCTTCGGGAAATGACACACTGCCGAGTGTGCAAGCATGAGCTGCCCCACGCGCGGCGATTCGTAGGAACGTGCAGCGAGACGTGCTACCGCACGTCGCTGCGGACAGTGACGCAATCCGACGTGCGCAGCAACGGCGACCACTTCGGCGTGCGGATCGGTGAAGGCTGCTATTACACACCCAAAGGCAACAGAGCGTGCGAGTAATGCAGGAAATCGGCTTCAAGCACAAACGGATCGGCAACGACCGCTTCAGGATCAGCGTGAGTTACGCGGGCCGCTCGCATGACTTCGACTGGTACGAGGCGCCGGGTGTCACCGGGCGCGCGGCGCCTCCGCAGCAGCGCAAGGTGCTTACCTTCCTGGCGCTTACCGTCGCGACCAGTCACATGCCTTTCGACACCTGGCGCGAGGACGTGGGCGTGGATGACACGCGCACCGCGCGAGAGCTGCACGCGCGCGAGCAGAAGAAAGCCGAGCACATCCGCGATCTCTTTGGCCCCGACGTGCGCGACCTGATGCGCCAGTACTGCGACGCATGAACGACTTGGAGCTGATGTGGGACGTGGGCGTTGTCGCGCTCATGCTGATTATCCTGGCGCCAGTGATGTGCGGGCTGATACGGATTTGGCTCGAATGGAAGCTCTACAAGTGAACAGCATACGCCACGACATGGAGGAGCTAGTCGCTGAGGTCGAGCGCCAAGGGTGGCGCGTCGAGAGACGCAAAGGCTCGTATGCGATGTACTCGCCCGATGGCAAGACCATAGTTTCCGCAGCCCTAACCCCGTCTGATCACCGCGCGATAAGGAACGTCAGAGCGTACTTGCGACGCGGCGGCTTTCGGGGTTAGGATTGCATCGCCATGCCGGTCGAGCTGGAACGCAAACTCAAGAAGGAAGCCAAGGCGCGTCACGTCCGCGACGCGGGCGCATACGTCTACGGCACCCTGCGCAAACTCGGCTGGACACCCTCAACACAGAAGGAACCCGCAAATGCCCCCGGCACCCGAAATTCAAAGA